ACAGAGGAAGTAATATTAAGTAATAAACTTTTGGAAATTTTTTTCACACATTTAAGGAATATTCTATGTGCCTATCAGGGTATATTTTGATTTCTTTGACAATAATTCTCCAAAATTCTCGTTTTTCTTCGCGGTTGAGTCCGTCGTAAGATTCTTTCCAGTTTTCGGTTAACACCCTATCAATACTCTCGAAGTCTTGCTTTTGCTCAGGGAGTGCGGCTTTCTCCAAATCACTGATTTTTGCAAGCAATGCTTCACGGTCTGTCTTTAATTCTTCTAGTGTGATGATATCATTCAAATATAAATCCTTCAGTTTGTTTAACTTTGACTTTGCAGCAGAGATTTCTGCACGTGACCTTTTGTTGATTTCCGCATTTTTGAGAGCGGAAAAGTTGGCCTTGTATTCGTGAAATTTATTGGCTACTGTCGCAAGAAGATACTCTTCAATTTTCCTTTCACCAAGATTAACGCGATTTTGGCATCCATTCTGCTTTGTATAGTGTCCGTTGCAATTGTAGAACACATACGTCTGCTTTGTGTTAATACGAGCACCCATCCTGTTGCCGCACTCCGGGCAAACCACTAATCCGGAAAACAGATAGGTACGATTATTCTTTGCCTTTCGGACAACCTTCCTCCGCATAGCTTGAATTTGTTCATGATCTTCTTTAGTGATATAGGCAGGACACATTCCGTCCATATTGTAATATTTCCCATAATATGTAGTGCTGCGCAGCATCTTATCAATAAGATGGTATCTCATTAAAACACCATATTTTTCTCTGATAAATTCGGAAGTTTTAGAAATGGAACCGGAGGCTAAATACTTCTTAAAGAAATCGTTAACAAGAGCCTCTTTGGATTCGTCTTTTTTGAATGATTTTCCTTCAATTTTATAACCAAAAGGTATATTCCCGGTAAGAGGCTCCAACCGCGCCCGCTTTCCCTCAAAAACGAATTTGATACGCTCACTGGTCCGGTCTGCTTCATCTTGGGCAACGGACAACATGATATTTACTTTCAGCCGCCCGGATGCGGTTGTCGTCTCATAATCCTCTTGTGTCGCCTGCCAAGATACACCATATTGATCTAGGATTTCCTGAACAGCATAGTAGTTCCCCACATTTCTAAACCATCGGTCCAGTTTTATAAACAATATCAGATCAATTTTTCCAACCCTGCAATCATCCAGAAGTTTTAGGAGTGCAGGGCGTTTCTTATATGGTTTTCTGGCGGAGATGCCAGCATCTTCATAGATGCCGACAATCTTCATTCCATGGGATTTTGAAAATTGGGTCAGACTATTTTTTTGGTCTTCCAGAGACAAGCCATGCCGGGCTTGTTCTTCTGTACTAACCCTTATATATAATGCAGCTCGTTGCATAGCTCCACCACCTAAGATCACGCCGCCAGGAAATTCCTGGCGGCTTATTTATATGTTATTGATCGTTGGTTTCCATCTCATATTCTAATTTTTCTTCATTTACAATGTACATTTTATCGGTATATGTTTCTATTCCATCAATATGTTCGGATAGTTTGGGCTTAATGTGTTGTTTCATTGGGTCCAGTATAAAATCAATTCCGCTTTTTCTTGCCATCTTCGCTACAGGAATGAAATCGCTATCTCCTGCAATTAAAACGATTTGGTTTACATATTTTCCATAAGATAAAGAGGCTACATCCAGACCTATTCTCATATCGACGCCCTTTTGTTTAACATCTAATTTAAAGTCATCTTTGGTTAAATCAGAAATTAACTTCTTTTCTGATATAATTTCAGATAACGCAGACGGCTTTAAAATATAAGTGGCTTGCGATTCAGCCAATTCTCCGCGCCGAATTGCAAATTTTCTTTTTTTGGATAGAGCCTCAAAAAATGCATTTGTCCAGCGTGTTCCAGCCATTTCTGCATACGATATGGTTTCTTTTGTGAGCGGATGAATAATCTCACGTGTCATTGGGGGGCAGTCATAATAAAATATTCTATATAAATCGCGAGGTTCATCTGGCTCTGATATATGAAGTAAGCAGTACCTGAATAATTCATCTGCGCGTTCAGCAGCGGTTTTGTTTTTCCCCCATAAAGCGATGGCTCGCTTTCTATAATATCCTCCGTCTACAAGAATTGCGGTTTTTCTAGTCTCTCTTATATTCATAGTCTCCCTCGATATATAAAAATAAAACCTCTGGGGTCAGATCATCCCGAAAGGTGGGAGCCCTCGCCCAGAGGTTATGATAGCTTATACAGCTCTTTGCTGTATGATATATATTATGCTCCCAAATTGAATTTGTCAATAGTTTTTATTCGTGTTTATTTCTGTATATTCAAACTTGTTCGAGTGGGTTAGTGTTTGTAAGTGTTTATTTGATTAAATTATCAGGTGATTCCTGACGGCGGCTTTTCACTAGAATGAAAACCTATCATAGAAAGTAAAATTGTGGTATAAAAGTAAAGACCACTAGATATAGGTCAATACAAAATATAAATGGAAAGAATTGTGAAAATCTGCTGATTGCCTTATATTCTCCTCGGTGCTATGATATTATCAAATCACTAGAACAAATGTTCTCAAACGAGGAGGGGCAACTGGAATATGGATGAACGAGATATGACCTGCGGTGAATTGCTCTGCGAAAGAGTCGATAATGAAAATGATTTTATTTCATTTCTTCGCTTTTGCGCTGATCGGCTAAATAAAGACGAGCCAGTTCAATCAATTTGGAACGCCTATCAAGAGATAAGGAATCAAAAATAGATAAGATTTCAGCTTTACCGTCCTCAGAAATGGGGGCGGTATTTTTTTCGCCCAAAATATCTCCGACGGTCACTCCGAGCGCCGCTGCGACTTTAGACACACGGTCTATAGACGGAGAACTTTTATCCCATTTATTTATTGTCCCGTTTCCAAAACCGCATTCTTTTTCCAAAGAAAATAAAGATTTTCCAGTTAAAGAACACAATTCTCTAATCCTGTCGACCAAAAAATCACCCCTTGAAAATAATTAGTAAATTTCCTAAATTTTTGTTGACAATCGGTAAATTTGCTAATATAATAGAGGCATAGGGTAACAAAAACCAAGCCCCTATATGATACGGGCCTAATCGGAATATATGTAATTGTATCAGCAATTCAATGTTAGCATATTTTCCGATTTCCGTCAAGGAAAAGGAGGGTGTTTTCTAATTCATTTTAAGAAATTTTGGGAGGGAGGGATTTGTTTTTCTGATAGAAATTTACTGGAAGATTCATAAATCGCTTTTACTCTTTCATAATTCTTCCAAGTATAAAGAGGCCCAGTATAGTGAGGGAATCCAGCATTTCCAGTCCAAAATGTGTTTGCGCAATCAAACGCTGCAATCAATGCGGACGTAAACTTTTCGTAGTTTCTTCTTTTGGCTCCATCTGTTTTTAAGGTCTCGATTTTCTTCTGATTGCTCTCCAATGCACGATCTATAAACTTATCGACTGTTAACTCTATATTTTCCAATATTATATTGTAGTCATGTGTTGGAGTAGCCCCTTTAAATATTTTGTATTTTTCATATTGCGATAAATGAAGAAGCAAATCTAATGTAAAATTGATCCTTCCAAAAAACACCGCTGGATTTACAGTTGTATTTATCAATTTTTCGCTGTCTTTGAGCTGTCGTATATTCGATTCGATACATTGGATTTCGGACCTTGATAGTTTTTTCCAAAACATAATCGTAAATATCTCCCTCCTTTGTCCCAATAATATCACTAAGGGGGGGACGATTCAAGAAGATATTCCAATCGGAGGTGATACCTTGATTCTTGACAATATCAAGCGTCTTTGTCGGGAGAACAGCATAAACATCACGGCCTTGGAGAAGGCTGTCGGACTTGGTTTCGGGACGGTTTACAAGTGGGGTAAGGTTTCTCCCAGCGTGGACAATCTGAAACTGGTAGCCGATTATTTCTGCATCACGGTGGACGAGCTTCTTTCAGAAGATAGCAGCACCAACAGAGAAAAGGAAGCCCTCCAATGATAGAGGGCAGCAGAATCAAATCCAAAAATAACTGCGCACGCAAATAGAGTGAGGGGAGTGAGAATGATGGACACTTTTAGAGTAACAAAAGACAAAATGTTTCTTGGAGAAAAAGAGATCGTGTGTTGCACTGGGTTCAAAATCATCGCAAAAGCAGGCGAAGACCCGGAGGTGGAGCTCCGAGTCATCGTTGAAAATGTAGATATTGAGAATTACGGTGCAGTCCCTATGCAAACGGAATAGCGGACTTGATTTTGCCGAGCCAATCAAGGATTTGAGAAATACCGCCCGGAAATCTCTGTTCCATGTAGATGATTCCTTCATCTTCAAGTTGGAAGCCTCCGAGGACAAATCTCTTCACGAACCCCTTCGACTTGAGTTCGTTTAGCGATTCTAAAAAGTCCGGTAATCCAGCATCTTTCGGAAAAGATTCAGGCCATTGGTCGCGGGAAGAAAAATCTTTTGCAGTCTTCTTCGATGCCCCGGATTCTCTCCTTGCGAGATATTCCTTATAAATCAAACAAATAGCCTTATCTGCATCTTTTGTTAGGTTAATTTCCACAGTTTCACCTCCCTTCTTTCTGGATTGTAACACAGAAAAGCATGGAGGGAAAAGCTAAATTTCAAAAAAACGTGAGCTGTTTGCACATTCTGAAGATCAAGGTGCATGAGGGGGGGTAAGCATCAGTGCTGACAGTGCGCTTACTGATTTATCTAATCATGTCATTAGCGTTTATGTTTTCTTCTCTAATATCATGCGACATTATAAAGCAACATCCGGAGAGCAACAAACCTTGGCTCATTGCGCTACCGTCACTGATACTGACGGTCATGCTCTTGGTGGTCATGGTACATGACTTACTTTCTTAAATCTTTTTGCATAGAGATTACCAAATTTTCTGTAATTTCTTCATATTCAGAAAGTAACTTTGAAAAATTTGGGGGTGGATTCAATTTCATAGTGGAAATAAGTGTGATGCTATCTTTATATGAGCGTATCAGTTCAGCAGATCCAGGTGACGCGAACAGAAGCGCTTTTGTATAAGCGTCCATAAATCTGGTCACCTGTTGTTGATTGAAGGCATCAGAAAATTCACCGCCTACTTTCAGCAGTTCATAATAGGCAGAAATCGTCTCCTGAAGTATCAATTCTGCCTGTTTTGCTTTCCGTGCTCCACGTTGGGTTATGAAAGCCGAAAGAACGGAGCAAATAGAAACGGCAGCAATAGAAACTACAGATGCAATGATAGTGGTGTTAATAGATATCGCATTAACTAATTCATTTTCCATTTTTATACCTCCTTTGCGGCTATTCTACCAAAACAGAAAGAAGGTGACAATGGTATGCCAGCAAAGTGGACTGCTGACCTTCTTGGCGAGACGCACTTGATCGGGTTGTTCAGAAGAATTCTTCTACCTTGTCGCAACAGTAGACGAGTTGCTTTCCGATCAGGACATAGGACAAACAGGAGATTGAAATGGCGGTTTTTAAAACGATTGTGTTTATGATCTATATTTTATGTGCAGCATCCGCTACCTATTTTAAATATGAGAAAGAGAATGACGAGGCATTATGGTGGCTTGGGTGGGCTATCATTTTTTACATGACATTCGTTTCTTATGGATGGTGAGGGGGTGAGAGGATGGACTCTTTTAACAAAAAGGAGTGGGAAGCATGAAATATAAAATTCGAGAAATATATGGCGGGGTTAATTCTCCGACGGCAGTGGAATTGACAATATTTTTGACCGGCCCCGATTGGTATAAACTTGCAGGTTCGCCAGTTTGGCATCGTCTGGAATCATACATTGATCAGCTTGAAAAAGGACATACCCACTCACGGCACCAAGAGAAGATATTGCGATAGGCATTTGCATTGAGTAATAACTTCTCTGCGATATGATTTCTTTTCCGATTTTGTGTGTACTGTCTAAAACCCAAGTCGGAAATGGCTCGCAATCCACTTTTTCTTGATTCGAGATGAGGACAATTCGTGTAATTGCTATCGGCAATCGAGATTTATTTTCAATATGAATAAAAAAGAGTGCGATTTTCTCATCTGCCCGAAATTCAGTAATTCTGATTCCGACATTTCGCCTTTGCGATAAAAATGTATGCACCCATGTTGCTAAAGACATCAGAAAACCAGCAACTGCAATACCGAATGTTATCCAATCCATCAAATTTATCACCCCCTTTCGCCCACATTCTACCATATCCCGGCGAAAGGAACAATAAAAAGCGGGCTGCCTCTGGCGATAACAGAGGACAGCCCATGACACCACGTGAAACGACCACGAGGTATCGGAGACAGTATAACACATCCTCCGGCCTCTGGCAAGAATGGGAGGATATTTTGTGAACGAAAAAGACAGTATCAAAGACCTGGAAGCCCAGGCGCGAAACACGAAGCACCTGATGGACAAGCTCAACCGTGCGGCGTATGGAATGACCTTTGACGAAGCAATCCGGCTGGGCAAAGAAAATCCCCCGCCGTGTTCGCAGCACGACGAGGGCAAGGATTGAGGCACCACACAACAATCCCTTTTACACTATATCACTTCCGAAGGGATTGGACAAGATGCAATCACATAAAATTTACCAAGTTCTTGAGGAGGTTAGTTTGCTATGGAAGAAAATCTGGATTGCTTTCAAAAAGCGCTGATTTACTTAAAGACAAAGCGTTTGGAGCAGCTAGGCGTTACAGCAGAAATTACTGTTACAAAGGTTGAGAAAGATGACAACGATTGAATTGGTTTTCGTTTTGATTGGAATAGGGACAGCCACAAGCTGGCTGTTCCGCCTAGTGGACAAGCTGGAGGGGCGGGCATGAAGCGACGGCTTACCCGCGAGGAGCGACGGCGGCGCAGTAATCGAACGCTGAGGATTCTTACATATCTTTGCTTCGTCGGGCTTTTGGCAATCTGGCTAATTGGATTCCTGGCGCTGAATGTGGATGCGGAGCCTCCGCGCCCGGAACACACAAAAGCCATCATGCCGGAGATCACGTTGGACGAGCTGGAGGCGGCTGAAAATGAGCTGATTGAGGCCGCGCTGTTGGCCCGCTCAACCAAAATGGAGGACGTAACCATCACCTTCTATTGCTGCGAGGAGCGCCCACACATCTGCGGGACAGGCTCCGGCATCACTGCCAGCGGACGGCGCGTGACTCCGTATGTGAGCTGTGCTGTAGACCCTGCCGTGATTCCGCTGGGCAGCACCATCATGATCGCGCACAACGGCGAAATGTTGTATCTGCGGGCGGACGATACCGGCCCTGCTATCCGGGGAAATCGTATAGATTTGGCAGTCCAGGGGCACCAAGAGGCCTTATCACTGGGTGTGAAAACGGCTGATATTTGGTGGTGCGAGGAATGAGCCTGATTGAGGATTCGGTTTCCGCACGTAAAGCCCATATGACCTACGGGCAATGGAAATTGCTTCACCCTGGAGACCCACCGCCAAGAAAAGGACATCCATCAATTGGAACCCGGTACTGTGAGGTGTGCGGCGCAGTTTTGAAGCGACGGCAAAAACGATTCTGCTCTGTCGATTGTTCCGGCAGGGTTTGGAAACAGCAAAAGCGGAAGGAAGAGAAATGAAAGCTCTAAAATGCTGCCGGTGTGATGCAGAAATTAGACCCGGAGATCAATATTCCGTTATTTTAGGTGAAATTTACTGCAAAGACCACGAAGAAGAATTTCTTAAAGATGAACTGGAAGCTCGGTTTGATGAACTAAGAGAGCAGTTAGAAGAAATGGTTGGTATTCCGGTTTACTATTTGGAGGAATTATGAGCAAGCTGATTTGCGTGATGGGTGAGTCTGGTTCCGGAAAGACCACAGCCATGAGAACATTAGACCCCAAAACAACGTATTATGTCGATTGCGATGGAAAGGGATTGGCTTGGAAAGGATGGCGCAAGCAGTACCATTCAGAAGCCAAGAACTATACCGTTTCAAGAGACATTCCAAAAATAACAAAATTGATCGTTGATATCAGCGAAAAGAAGACCGAAACCAAAACTATTGTTGTTGACACACTAAACACCTGCATGGTGGACAAGGAAATCAAGGGCATGAAAGAAAATGGTTATGGAAAATGGATTGACTTGACGCAGTTTGTATGGGACTGCATCGAGACAGCCGGAAAACAGAGAGCCGATCTGACCATCATCTTTATCATGCACAGTGAGACGGTTCGTGATGATTTTGGTTACAGCTTTACCAGGGTAAAAACCAACGGACGGAAGTTGGAAAAGCTGGTTCCTGAAAGCCTGTTTGGAACGGTTCTTCTGGCAAAGAAGAACGAGGAGAACCGCTATGTATTTGAGACCCAATCTCAAAACAGCACGGCAAAAAGCCCAATGGGAGCCTTTGAATCCTTTGAGATCGACAACGATATGGCAATGGTCTTAAAGGCACTGGAGGATTTCTGATGGCAAAATGTGAGGGTGTTACACATTATATTAAAGCAACAGCAGAGATTTATTTCCCAGATGGTCATGTTTGCTGCGAATTGTGTCCATTACTGGAGACCTATGCCAGAAAGCAATGTAGAAGAACTGGTGAGTACCTTTTAGATACGAGAATCACAGGTTTTTATTGTCCATTGAAATTTAAAAATACGGAGGAAAACAAGAATGAAGCAGTTTAGCGGTTATGAGGCAAAGAAAGCGGTAACCAGAGAAAATTTACCAGTTGGCGGCTATGTAGCAAAAATCCTGAACGCGGAGGAAATGTCCTATTCCTGGGGGGCCGTCCTTCTGGTTTCTTTCGACATCGCGGAGGGCCAATACAAGGATTTCTTTGCTAATGATTACAAGGGCCAGGACCGTGAAGATAAGAAGTGGCGCGGTACATATCGACTTCGCATTCCTAACGATGACGGAAGCGAGCAAGACGGCTGGTCTAAAAGATCATTCAACAATGCCATGTACTGTATCGAGGACGGAAACCCTGGTTATCACTGGAACTGGGACGAGACAACCCTGAAAGGAAAAACCGTCGGTGTCCTGTTCCGCAACAAGGAATGGGAGAAGGACGGTAAAACTGGCTGGTTTACTGAGTGCTGCGCTCTGGCATGCATTGGAGATATCCGGGACGGCAATTTCAAGACGCCGAAAGACAAGCCTCTGAAGGATAAGCAGGCATCTTTTGGAAAATTTACGGAGATTCCTTCTGGTTCTGATGATGACCTTCCGTTTTGATGGATCACTTTGCTGTTGACAAGGCCCTGTCTACCATGACAGTGCTCTGTGATACCAGGGAGCAAAACACGCTGCGGGCCAGAAAACGTTTCAAGCAGATCGGAGTCCCGATTGAGAGGGCAGCCCTCTCTTTCGGGGACTACTCCGTAAGGTGTGACGTTTTAGATTTGCGGGACAATGTAGCCATAGAACGAAAGATGGATTTGTCTGAATTGTCCCATTGCTACTGTCAGGAACGGAAACGCTTTGTGCGCGAGTTTGAGCGGGCCAAAGAGGCGGGGGCTAAGTTATATCTCTTGGTCGAGAATGGGAGCCTTGACGAGGCTTACAGCGGCCACTACAGGGCGAGAGTTCATCCCAAGTCTTTGACCGCTTCCATGCTTGCTTGGCTGGCTCGTTATAACTGCCAAATCCTGTTTTGCAAAGAGGAGAACAGCGGCCAGGTGATTCATGATGTGCTGTACCGGGAATTGAAAGAACGACTGGAGGCAATGCCGGATGAAGAAGCAATTTAAGATCACCTGCACCCACAATCCACAGGACTTTTATAACGGCATTGAACCGTCAGAATTAACAAAAGTTTATACTACGAGTAATCTTGAAGAAGATGCCGCAAAAGAACTGGAGAACGGCTATCAGGTGATCGTAACAAAGGCAGGTGATGATCTTGCAGATGTATGATGGTGGATTTGTCCTTTTATACCGCTCCATCCTCAATTGGGAATGGTACGGGGACAAAAACACGACGCTGCTCTTTTTTCACCTGATTTTGACGGCTAATTACATGCCTGGAGAGTGGCGTGGGCGGCGTATTGAGGTGGGTCAACGGGTCACTTCGTTAACAAAAATTTCACAAGAAATTCACATGTCAATTAAGGAAATTCGGACAAGCCTAAAGCACCTTCAACAGACAGGCGAAGTGGCATGCGAATCAACGAACCAATACACTGTGATTACAATAAAAAATTACGAAAAGTACCAAAGCGGGGCAAGCGCAACGGCAAGCAAAAGGCACACAGATGGGCAATCCAGAGGCAAGCGAGGGGCAGGCAAAGGGCAACAATATAACAAAGGAATAAAGGAACAAAGAAATAATAATAAAAAAGGCGCGTCCCCGGCTTCGCCCTTGACGGGCGAGCGGGTCCCCGCCATAGGGGACGGCGAGTGCATGATCGAGCTTGATGGAGAGAACCACAGATTCCCGAAAAGCTGGTATAGGCTAGCAGAGGAAAAAGGCTGGACGATTGAACAGTATGTGAGGTGGCGGCATCAATGAGCTACATATTCAAGTCAGAAGATGCTTTTGGACTGGCTAGGGCAATCGGGATTGAAACACACGAACATGGAGACGAACTGTTTTTCAAGTTCTGCCCGAAATGCAAAGGCGGGGACCACCACGACAAAGACACGTTTTCGATCAATTTGAAGACTGGCCTGTTTAAATGCTTTAGAGCCGGGTGCGATTATCGCGGGCACTTTGTGGAGCTGGCAAGGGATTTTGACTATGACCTTGGATTTGGAGAAAAGCGGGTTTACAGGAAGCTGCCGCAGAAGCCGGTTGTGGTTCGTGACGGGGCTGTTGAGTACATGGCTAGTCGTGGGATTAGTGCAGAGGTGTGCAAGCGATATGAGCTAACCACCAGGACCGATAATAAGAACATTCTGGTTTTTCCCTTTTATGACGAGTCCGGGACGCTTCAATTTGTGAAGTACCGGAATATGAAGTTTAGAAAGGGAATTGATAAAAACAAAGAATGGTCCGAGGCAGACGCCATGCCAATCCTTTTTGGGATGAAGCAGTGTGTTGGATTTGATCGGCTGATTATCACAGAAGGCCAGATAGATAGCCTTACAGTTGCGGAGTGTGGTCTTGACAATGCGGTATCTGTTCCAACAGGGGCCAATGGTTTTACTTGGCTGGCTAACTGCTGGGACTGGATTACACGATTCAAAGAGATCGTGGTATTCGGGGATAACGAACATGGCAAAATCACATTGGCTGATACATTAAAAGCGCGGCTGACCCAAGTTATCAAAGTTGTTCGGCGGAAAGACTATCTGGGAGAAAAAGATGCCAACGACATACTCAGAAAATACGGAAAAGAAGCTGTTAAAACTGCTGTCAACAATGCGGAGGTTCCGAGGCTGGAAAACGTCAAGGACCTGTCAACAGTCGAAAGCATAGATCTAAATAGCCTACAAAAGATTAAAACCAACATTCCAGAAATTGACCGTGTAATTGGTGGGCTAGTCATGAGCCAAGTGGTGTTACTTACCGGAAAACGCGGAGAGGGAAAGTCCACGTTTATGAGCCAACTTGTGTGTGAAGCTTTAGACCAGGGAGAAAACGTATTTGTGTATTCCGGTGAACTGGCTGATTATCATTTTAAACGGTGGCTGGACTATCAGTTAGCCGGAACAGGGAATATCCAGTCTCACTTGAATCCCTATGGAGATTACGAATACAGCATTGCAAAGTCGGTCTTAGATCAAATTTCCAACTGGTATAAAGGCCGGGCTTACATATATGACAATAGTTGGGTTCCGGATGGTGGCGAAGAAATGGAAACCCTTCCGGAGACGATTGAGAAAGTCATCCGACAGTATAGCGTCAGACTGGTTTGCATCGACAATCTGATGACGGCCATGGAAACAGTGGCTGATAATTCTCAGCTCAATTTGGCTCAGAGCAATTTTGTTGGAAAACTCAAACAAATAGCGGCAAAGTACGACGTGGTCATTATTCTGGTGGCACACCCAAGGAAAAGCAAGGACGATTTTAGCAATGACGATGTTGCTGGGTCTGCAGACATTACCAATAAGGCTGATGTAGTAATGTCTTATCAACGATCAGATTCTACAGATTGCAATAGCATCTTGCAGGTCACCAAAAATCGTTTGTTTGGGAAATATGCCGTTAAGGATGACGCTGTCAGGCTTATGTACAGCGAAAAGTCCAAGCGGATATTTTCCAGTGACGGCGACAGACATTATGGATGGGAAAAAAATTTTACCAAAACAGACGAAGATGCCTGGATGATTTGAGAGGATAGATATGGATTTTATTTGGGAAAAAGAAGCTGCTAACCAGGAACCTATGCCGGACGGGCTTTTGCTGGCAGAACAAAAAGCATTTCAAGTAATATCTGCCCTTTATGCGCGGTTTTATGCGAAGATGATTACAAAAGAACAGGCGGCTATGGATAAGCAAAAAATTAAGGCTGCACTGAAAGAAGAAATCAGCGCTGATAACTTCCGGGACAATACCGCCTATGAGCGGGAGAAAATCCTGCGGCTTTCAGAGCAAGCTAGAATCAAGGCGCGGAAAGAACCAACAACAGAAAACTGCCTTGCGCTGGTGAATACCATTGATGGAATTTTAAAAAACGAGCTGCAACAAAATGTGATCCTATCAGAACATGGAGCGAACTGTCCGTGCTGCAGGAGATTTTTTAACCGGGAACACGCAGATAGAAGGCCGCGATTCTGTGAGGACTGTGGTGCGATGCTGGTATGGTGAATAGTTGCTTGCTGGAAGGGAAGAGAACATGACGGATGATATGAAACGCGCCCTCTTGGGCGACCACGAGGCAAGTAAGCGACTGAGCGAGGCGGGGGTGCTGGTACCATGCCCGTTCTGCAAAGGCGAGGTACGCAGAGTAATTGGCTTTGGTGGGCTGAATTTTTTCAAGTGCAGGAAATGCGGGGCGGTGGTGAGCTTTGACAATGACTATTTCAATGAGCACCCGAATGAAGCCCTCCTCGCCTGGAATACTCGTACACCAATTCTGAGCGCGGAGGAGATGGAGATGCTGGAGGGGATGGAATGAAGAACCCGGGAGAATATGTTGACATTGGGGACCCAGCCTTGCAAGTCAGAACAGACGAGGATGGAAACACTGTAGCCTCTGCAACGATACAGGCGGTTGTCCTCTGGAAAGAAGATATCAAAAACCACATCATGGACGAGATCATCAAGATGTGCAAGGAGCACGGAATTACGGACCTGTATGTGCTGAACCGGGATTTCATCCTATCGGCTATCAAGGAGAAGATGGAAAAGGAGGCCCACCAATGACGCGGGAAGAAGCTGCCATCAAAAGCTGTGAGGATAGAATCAAGCACCTGAAAAGCGCGCCAACTCACCATTATGGGAAACGGCAGCGGGAAAGAGCCATTGAGCTGGAAAAGGTAAAAATAAAGGCCCTCCGCCCCGTCAGCCGGGAGCAGGTGGAGAAGGTGTTTCCTGGGTGCCCGGCATGTAAAAACGGGACGCCGAAACTTCACATCCCAGCGTTTAGAGCTATGGCGGTATGTAATCAACACATGGATCACGAGGCTTTTGACATAGAGCTGAACAGTAAATTTTGCCTGAATTGCGGGCGGCCGTTGACGGACAAGGCCGTGGAGATGGTGATGGAGAAAATTAACAATATGGAGGAAATGAAAAATGAGCATTGATTGCAGATATTTTACCAACGGGACGAAAACCGCATACACATTGAAGCATACTGATACTGGGCTGGTTGAGGAATTTGAAAAATTCGAGGAAATCCCGGTAGGAGTTCGAGAGCATTTTAAGCGGTTGACTACGCCGAAGTTCTGTGGCCCTGACCTCTCTACCATTCTTGGGCTAAACAGTGTATTTTACCCTGATTGGCCGAAAGCGTGTGGACACCCTGACTATCAAGGAAAACGGTGTATAGCTGAATCCTGTAAGTATGCAGACGAAGCGGGAGGATGGGAAAAGTGCCTGTATTTACAGAGTGGAAAAGGGGGGCGCTGAAAGATGGCAAGGGCGGTTGATGCTGATGTAATGTTAGCAGAACTGAAGCCAATTGACTATGAAGCTGAACATAGTGCTGTCCTCATATCAGACGTGGCAAAAATCATGCGAGAATGGGTTGAGCGTCAGCCCACCCTCACTCCGCCGAACGAGGCGCTAATATGCGATGGGTGTCTATGGGCGGAAATGGGGGCACTTGAAAAATGCTCGTCTTGTATGAGAGACAAAAAAGATAATTACTACCGCCGCCCGCCGGAGGGAGAGGAGTACACCTGATGGACTACGAAAAGCTGATTGAGCAATTAAAACAAAAAGACGGGCTGTGGTGTTCTGTGCCTACAGGAGAAAAACTTGTCACTGACGCTGCCGACGCCCTCACCGCCCTGCTGGCCGAAAACGAGAGGCTGCGGGCCGAGCTGGAGCAGAAATCAAAACTGATTGCTCAGCAGGCCGCAGAATTGGAACGGCGGGACAAACTGCTGAAAGAACAAGAGATCGAGTTGGATCAGATGAAGCGGGAGAATGAGACCCTAAAACATGCATTACAAAATTGGCACGAGGAGGTCTGACATGGAACGCGCAACACAGAAAGATGAACGCGGCTATTATCTTGTTGGGGATGGCATTTACAGTGATGAGGGAACTCCAGAGAAATTCCGGGGTGACGATATTGACCGCCTCGCTGCCTACGAGGAAACCGGCCTGGAGCCGGAGGAAATCGAAAAACTCAAGGGTGAGGTTTTCGGCCTAAGATTGGACAAGCAAAATCTGGAGCAGGTGAAGCAAAAATACGGCGAAGCAAGAGAGGCCATTTGCACTCACTGCATGGACGTCCCATGTCAAGGCGAGAGTTGTTACTGGTGGCAAGGCCCGGAGGAGGGGTGACCATGAAGCGGCTGACTTCAAAAGGGTTTAGACTTGGAAAAGATAATTCGGATTTGTTACCGTCGTATGAAAGTATCTATCATAGACTCTTCGCCATCGAGGACATCCTGGGCGACGAGTATGACCTTGACCGCCTCCGCGAACTGGCCCAGGCGGACCGGGAGGGGCGGTGCGTGGTGCTGCCGTTAGATGATTATACCTGGACTATTCGAGGGGACATTGTTCGTGGCATTATCAAAGCAAATTGTCGGGCTGCGAAGAAAGAGGCCGAGGCCGCACTACGGAGGAAGCAGGATGGCTGAGTACATCAAACGAGAAGAAGTATACCAATATCTTGATAACGAAGTAGAATGGAATGTGAATCAAGACAGGCTTTACACACTTGAAGTTATAAGTGATTTCCCTGCCGCCAACGTTGCGGAGGTGAGGTATGGAAGATGGATTCCAGAAATATGCGAAAGCATAAGTAAAAGGAATCGTCTAATTGAGTATAAAGTATATTCGTGTTCTTTGTGTGGTAGAAGTAATGGGCGCGTTAAGAAAAAGTACTGCCCAAACTGCGGCGCTTTGATGAAGGAGGGCGAGCATGAGACCGTGCAATAAAGACTGTATTGCCAATGTATGCGGAGAATGTGCCGCTGAAAAGTGCGAAGGCCAGATTCAAAGGTTAGAAGGGTATCATAGCGCAGAAAAAGCAACATGGGCTTATAAAATTGCCGTAGATTCATTCCATGACTATTTTGGAAAGAGGGAGGCCAGACATGAGCAGTGAACTATGGCTTGGCTATGTGGCCGGTGCGCTGACCTTCGGCTGGCTGCTGCCATGGATTGGGAGGAAGATCAAATGAAGTTTCGGAGTAAGACGGGGGAAGTTTTTAGCGTTAAAGAGCTTCCTATGGAATGGCTTAGATTTTTTATGTTCCGTGATACAGAATGGGTAAAAGTGCATCCCCACGAAGCCGCCAGCCTGATGGGCTATGAGGTGGTGGAGGATGAACCGTCCGGGAATCGCGGGCAGTTAGAATATGGAAACGCCGTGGAGGGTATGTGCTGCGACTGTGCTCATGGCGGCCCCTGCTGCTCTTGGGACGAAAACGAGGATTGCCACCACAGGAAAGAGGACGGAAGCTGCTGGGTGCCACATACAAAGGAGGAGGCCAACATGGAAAAGCCGCTGAAGGACTGGACGCTGGGAGAACTGAAAGAGTGGTGCTATCAATACAGAAAGGCTCACACAGACAAGCCGTGCGAACAGACCTGCCCTATCTATCAGAGATGGATTTGCTGTCGTGAATGGGTACATGAGTGGGATTTGGAGGAAAAGCCCCGCTGGACGGAGCAGGAGGTGGAGAGGGCGAAGGCGATCAAACTTATTTATCCAAATGCTGAAAAACTGGAATTAATACCATGTGCTATTCGTGTTTACACGGATATTGGGGCAATAGCCTATCTGCATACTGACCTATTTCCAAGCATGAAAAATGGACAAATTTCCACCCTTGACGAGATCATCGGAGGTGCGGAATGAACGAAGTTATGATTACCAACAAATGGGTCCATGAAGATGACCAGCAGGCCAAAGCCGACGCGGGGACTCTCTCAAAGAATGGGATGATCTCTACCAACAAGGAAGGCGGGCAACAGCATGCAAGGCCTTATCGCTCTGAATGGCTCCCGCCTCGTGCTATCTTAGCAGTATCACATGTGCGCTGGGAATCCGAGGCGGTGCATGGTTACAGTGAGGAGAACTATAAACTCATTCCGGCAAAGGAGCATGTTGGGCGGGCGATCACGCATCTTCTGGCGTGGCTGGCAGGTGACACCTCAAATGACCATCTGTCGCACGCTGCCACACGGGTATTGTTCGCACTGGAAATGGAGGCGGAAAGCAAAGATGAATAGAGAAATCCTTTTCAAAGCCAAGCGGCTGGATAATGGAGAGTGGATTTCCGGAAGTCTGGTGTGCTTTGCAGGCGGTGAACGCGCAATCTTGCCAAGTGATAGCAAGGCGTTTTTCTCAAAAAACAAAGGATTCATTTGCTGCGATACCTGCCAGGATGTAGACCCCTCCACGGTCTGCCAGTACATAAACGTTGATACACGAGAAGAGTGCTGCACAGGCTTTGAATCCCACAAGATATTTACGGGTGATATGCTGGGCGAATGGGGAGAGGACGATGACGGTAACGAGTGTATTTGTATTCTCGGTATCGTGACCTATTGGGAGAGCGAAGGGCGCTATGTGTTGACAGACAAAGATGGACTGTGCAACGACTGGACGCTGGAGGATGAGGCACAACCTGTAAACTGGCCGAAGCTCATTCACTGCGGCTCCATCCACGACGGGGAGGGCGGGCAATGACAAAAGAAGAATCACTGGCATGGGTGAAATCGTTAAAGCCGGGAGATATCGTGATATACAGCGGGTTTGGGGTTGCGGGAAGGATTCAAACTGCCAAAGTAGAAAAAGTCACTCCATCTGGTATTGTCAGGACCAATCGGGGCAGTTTTAAAGAATCTCCATGGAGCTGGTCTGGAAGAGTAGGCGGCTATGGGAAAACACCTGGAGAGATTAGCCCGCCAACGGCAGAATTGCTTATCGAGGCAGAGCTTCAAGAAGCGGAAGATGCTGCTGAGAAGAAGCGGCGAGACACCATCTACAAGGCGCGGAACCTGATTTCCGAACTATATTATAATAGATTCCGTATCGACTATGACACGGCAGTTGAGATAATCAATGTGTTAGAGAGGTGGCGGACAGCATGAGCGAGTGGATTAGAGTCAAGGATAGGCTGCCGCAAGTAACTGGGAAGTATTTATGCGCAGTAAAAGATAAAAGAGGGGATTTATGGACAATTGCCAGCGATTGGAGCCTTGAGATGAAATCATGGTTTGGCAATTATGGGGAAATCAAAAACATAGTCACACACTGGATGCCCCTCCCAGAACCACCAAAGGAGAATCAGCAGCATGAGTAAAAAAGTCAACCCCCGCAGACAACCGGCGTCAAAGGCAGATGTAAAACGGGCTGAGCTTCGTGGGCGGGATGATGGCATCAAATTCGCAAGCACTCTATTCTTGATGGCCCTGCGCGATAAGGAGGGCTTTGATCTGGAAGCGCTGCAAAAGGTCTGGAAAGAGGTTGGAGACTTGGCGGACAGCATTGCGGAAGGCTACTGCAGCATCGAGGATTTACATACCGTCTTAGAGTCTGAAGCGGGCGCTAGAATTGTGGGAGGGATAGCCACATGACCGAATGGTGTCTTGCCCATCCGTGGATGACCTTTTTCTTGCTGACTTTTGCTCTGCTCGTCATCGACGAAATAGTATGCACGATTGCGAATGCCCTTGCAAACAAGAGCAGAGACAAACATGAGGAGGGATAGCGATTGACCAGTCAAGGAATAGAAGCCTTCCTCTCCTATCTACGAGAAACCGAGAAACGTTACCACATGGCAGAATTGGACGAGCAGGAAGCAAATGACGAGACACAGGACATCCTACATAGCTTGGAGCTTCAAGATCATGACTATCACGACTTTGCTCGTCTATCAAAGGAGCTGAGAGGAGTCCGTCAGAAAAGACGGGCTGCAAAGGACACTATGAGTGAGACGGCTCCGGTTCTTGACTGGATAGACGCAAATCGCTCAACGATCAAAAGCCTTGAGCGGTTGCTGGGAGATGTGCGGAAAGCTGAGAAGAACACCGAGAATCGAATTTATACGCCAAAGGTGAGGAGGGATAGCCCTTGAATGAGTTCCCGGATAGGCTGAGGAGGCTGAGGGAAAGTATGCGGCCAGTTCGGAGTATGACAGTTACATCACAGCTGATGGGGCTAAGCCCTGATGCCTTACGAAAATATGAGAGAGGAGAAGTTGAGCCTAAAATGACAGCTCTAAAGTTGATTGCAGCATATTATCACATCAGCCTAGACGAGCTTTGCAAAATGGAGGAAGATTAGACCATAAACTTTCATAATCTCATAGAAAAAATAGCGAATTCATAAAGTTTTATGAGTGAGCGGAAATATGTATGCGAAAATGGGAGTGTGGGGGAGTATCTCTGCACTCCCACTCCTTTTCCCCTCTGCCCGGAGGTTCACCTCCGCCTCCGGGCCTTCCAACAAGCGCTGTCTCGCTGAAAACTGCGCCAGAGTTCCGCAATCGGGGCCGATATGCGGCGTGTGACAATTAAGCGGGAAGCGCGAAAACCCCATCTCAGGTAAAACCCGAGATGGGGGAGTCAGTTCTTTTTCTTGTGTTTGCGTTTTCCTTTCCCATGTGATAGGCCGATTTGATTTCTCACTCGTATCTGCTTGACAAAATCAATCTGGTTTGTTGATGGACAACGATATGTAAAAATAGTTTTCCCGTTATGATTTGTAACAGCGAAATCACCATGACCAATAATGTCCATACCAACCAGCATTCCAATTGGCTCCCCACCAGCAAGTTGTGATCCGATTTCAGAGTCAATAACAATAAGGCCTTCAAACCTAACGTTATTTGGGAGAACGACGTCTACACAATGTGTCGTAACTTCCTTTTTGCCGGTTGGTGTGGACACTATTTGCTTCCCAATTTGGGCGAGATTGAGATCAGATGCAACACTGTGAGAAATTGCGCTCATGGTTGCCCCTGTGTCCCAAAGGGCTTTTACGGTAACGCTATTCCCATTTGACGAAATGCAAACGTCATTATACAACTGGCGTGAAGTACCATCAAAAAAGGTCGAAAATGCTTGGCATTGTTCCATGTCGTATTCTCTCTCTTTTGTTTTTATCTGGGATTATATTGCTATAACGTGCGAATTAGCAAAATAATTCGTATATCCGGACTCATTACCGTTACACAATTGGATGATGAAACTGCCGAGCGGATATTCTTTCGAGACTTCGGAGATAGCTGCTTTGGGGCTATCAAATGAGCCAAGCACAGACCTGTCCTTTATGGCAAGATAACTCATACCATATTTTTCAAACAATTCATCGTAATGCTCAACAAACCACTTGAAGTCATCTGCCTGCATTATCAGCACCCCCTTTAATACAGCATATGCAGTTAGCGCTCTTTAGTAATATGGATTTTACATCGTTTTATGTCTGTTTGCAAGAGGCAAAATACGCCGCCCCGCAGTTGCACGAGACGGGGGCGGGACTAATGGGAGGAAACGCATGGCGGGGTAATCTCCCGCCGCCTCTCGAAAAATGGTTGAATACCGGGGATAGGCCGACGGGCCGAAAAGGGAGGTGCCACCTTACTCCTCTTCCCTGGGTCAACATAAATGGTGGAAACGAAAATTCAGAAAGGCGGTATATCCATGAACGACTTGATGATTTTTAACAACCCTGAGTTTGGGGAGATTCGTACTGTGGGATTGGACGGGGAGCCATTGCTGGTTGGTAAGGATGTGGCATTAGCACTGGGTTACACGAACCCACAAAAGGCAATCCGTGACCACGTTGATGATGAGGATAAGACGGTGAACGAAACGTTCAGCGTCAACGGGACACCGATTGTACTTATCAACGAGAGCGGCCTGTATTCCCTCGTCCTTTCCAGCAAGCTTCCCGGGGCCAAGAAGTTCAAGCGCTGGGTGACGAGTGAGGTATTACCCAGCATTCGCAAGCACGGGGCTTACATGACCTCGGACACGATCGATAAGATGATAAACTCTCCGGAGTTTGGCATCAAACTGCTTACTGCGCTGAGAGACGAACAGGATAAGAGAAAGGCGCTGGAGACAGAGCTGGATAGGAGCAAGGAATGGTATTCCATCAAACGAGTAGCACATCTGAATGGAGTATCATATAAGGTTTTTGACTGGCGGAAGCTCAAACTCGAAAGCCAACGACAGGGATATGGAGTTAAAAAGATTTTCGATGCCAATTATGGCGAAGTCAATACTTACCACGTGAACGTGTGGGAAAAAGTTTACCCCAATATGGAACTATAAGAATAGTTGACAGGAAGGTGGTGTTATGGCTGCACGGCTGACAGATCGCCAGAAAAAGAAAATAGTGGCTGATTATCTGGAAACCGAGAGTTATAACGCCACGGCAAAGATGAATGGTGTATCAAAGGACACGGTAAAACGCATTGTGCTGAATTGCGAAGGATTCTTCCAAAAAGCGCAACAAAAAAAGAAACAGAATACATTGGATATGCTTGCCTTTATGGATTCCCGTAAAGAGAAGATGCAAGAGGCAATAGACCTTCATCTTAATGCACTGACGGACCCTGAAAAGATAGACGATGCTGGTTTGTCTCAAATTGCGACTTCCTTCGGGATCATCGTTGATAAAGCCACAAAGAACACGGCAAGCGGAAACGACAGCTTAAACAAATTGGATGGGCTGTTAAAGGAGTTCAAAGATGCTGTTAAGTCCGAAACAACATGAATTTGTTCTGAACGCCAATAGGCGGTGGAATTTCAAAGGTGGCGCAACCAGAAGCGGAAAGACTTATCTTGATTTTCGGTGGATGATTCCAATTCGCATCCGAGATCGCGTCGGGAAAGATGGGCTGACAGTTATTCTTGGGGTTACAAAATCAACGATTGAACGAAATGTATTGGAGCCGATGCGGAACCTATATGGAGACACGCTGGTTGGCTCAATTTCCAGTGACAACACAGCATGGTTGTTTGGAGAGAAATGCTATTGCCTGGGAGCTGAGAAGGTTTCCCAAGTATCAAAAATTCGTGGCGCATCCATTAAATACTGCTATGGGGATGAGGTGGCCGACTGGAGCGAAGAGGTATTTGAACTTCTGAAAAGCCGCCTAGATAAAGAGTATTCTTGCTTTGATGGTACCTTCAATCCGCAATATCCCGGACACTGGCTAAAACAGTTTCTTGATAGTGATGCGGATATATTCAGCCAGACATATACCATTGATGATAACCCGTTTTTGCCAAAAAAATTTGTTGACGATTTAAAAAGAGAGTACGCCGGAACGGTATTTTATGATCGGTACATATTAGGAGAATGGGCGCTGGCAGAGGGACTTGTCTACCCTATGTTCAGCATGGACAAGCATGTTATTCGCGGAAACCCTGATGGACCTGGATTATACTATATCGCTATCGACTACGGTACAATGAATCCAACGGCGATGGGGCTGTGGCGCGTTTATCGCGGGGAGGCTGTCATGCTGAAGGAGTATTATTACGATGGTCGGGCGAAGAAAAAACAAAAGACCGATGAAGAATATTATCAGGACCTGGAGAATTTTGCGGATGGAAAGAAGATCGAACGTGTGATCGTTGACCCTTCTGCGGCAAGTTTCAAGGAATGTATACATCGGCATGGAAAATTTGCCGTGTGGGATGCAGACAATTCTGTTTTGGATGGAATCCGGCTGACGGCAACTTTACTGCAAACCGGACGGATCAAGTTTCACGAGAGCTGCGAGAATACGTTCCAGGAATTTCAATCCTACATGTGGGATGGAGATGCCGGGGAAGACAAAGTCATTAAAGAGTCAGATCACTCAATGGACCAGATGCGCTATTTTTGTAACACCATTATGTGGAGAGAGATTGCATGAGTGTTTTTGTCGGCTGGTTGGGCCGCTTGAAAAACTTCATATTTCCGCAGGCGGTGACTCAGCGGGAGTTTGGCGTTAAGCCTGCCACGGGACAGACAATGGAGCGGAACATCAACCTGTGGTTTGCTATGTATGTCAACCGACCGCCCTGGGCGGTTCCTCCTGTGGTTCCGATGGGCCTGCCAGCAGCGATCTGTAGAGAGATTGCCCGCCCGACGCTGGCGGAACTCACAGTAAGCATTGCGGGCAGTGCCAGGGCGGACTATCACAACGAGCAGTTTCAAGCAGCGCAAGAAAGGTTCCTACAGCAGCTTGAGCTTGGGCTTGCAACAGGTGGTATTGCGCTGAAACCTTATGTTTATGGGAACCGTATTTTGGTGGACGGAACCAGCGCGGCAGCGTTTCAGCCTACAAAATTTGATGCCTCTGGTACCTGTGTTGGAGGCGTGTTCCGTGAAAAAGTACAAGCCAATGATAAATACTATGTCCGGCTGGAATACCACAACTTAGAGGGTACTACATATACCATCCAGAACAAAGCATACCGCAGCGACAGCAGCGGTTCCGTGGGACCTGCAGCCGCTTTGAATGAGGTTCCGGATTGGGCGGATATCCCGCCAGAAGTCAAGATAGAAAACCTGGAAGGACCGCTCTTTGCCTATTTTAAGCCCCCGCAGTCAAACAATGTGGACACCGATGATAAAACCGGTGTGTCCGTATATGGAGGGGCCGCGGTAGACCTCATCCAAAGAGCGGACGAGCAGTGGGATTTGATCCGGTGGGAGTACAAGAGCGGCCAGAGAAAGATATTTATGGACGCTACAGAAACAGTAGCAAGGGACTTCGACAAACGCTTGTTTGAGATTGCTCCGTTCTCCAAGGACGGCAAGTTTTTTGAACAGTTTGAACCCTCTTTTCGGGACGAACCGCTTTATCGAGGGCTACAAAATATTCTGAAACAAATTGAGTTCCAGGTTGGCCTCTCTTATGGCACGCTGTCAGACCCACAAAGTGTTGAAAAGACGGCGACAGAGGTTCGCAACAGCAAACAGCGGATGTTTATCACTATCGATAGCATTCAAAAAGCGTTACAGCATACCTTTGACAGCCTGATCTATGCCATGGATGTGTATGCTACACTGTACAATCTGGCGCCTGCTGGAGGCTATGAAGTCACCTATTCTTGGGGAGACAGCGTTCTTGATGACGCTGACGCAAAGGAAAAGGAGCGGGCTAACGACCGGCAGGATGTTTCCATGGGCGTGATGAATGATTGGGAATACCGGGCAAAATGGTATGGAGAGGACGAGGCCACAGCCAAGAAAATGCTGCCGAAAATGGAGGACATGACGAACGAAGGAGAGAATGAGATTGAATGAGATACCCGTTTTCTCCAGAAGTTTTGGATGCGCTTCCGGAAGAATTAGCGGAGTTGTTCCGAAGCCTGGAAGAGACGCTCCTTGATGAAATATGCTCTCGGCTGAAACTGGCCGGAGAACTGAATGAGGTCACGGTGCAGGATATCCGGGCTCTGCGGTCACATGGAATTGGCCTAAAAGAGATAGAGAGGGCCATCCAGCGAACGGCCAATATCAGCGAGCAACGGCTCAATAGGCTGCTGGAGGACGTGGTGGAACGTAACCAGCGGTATTACAAAGAGGTCATAGACCTTGCGGGGATGACGGCTCCTGAGACATTGGTAAGTGCTATGGATATTGCCGCGATTACGGCGCAGGCACAGAGAGAGGTCAGCAACCTGACCCGATCCATGGGCTTTCTGGTGGACAGTGGGCGGACGATGCTGACACCAGCCCGTGCTTATCAATGGGCGCTGGATAACGCGGAGATGCAGGTTATGAGCGGAGCAGTCAGCTATAACCAAGCTATTAGAAATACTGTTAAGCAGCTTGCAGACAGCGGCATCAAGATCGTGGCTTATGAGAGCGGACACCGGGACCAAATCGACGTAGCAGCCCGCCGAGCAGTGATGACGGGCGTCTCCCAGCTCTGTGCCAAATACACGGAGCAGAGTGCGGAATACTTAGAAACGCCATATTTTGAAGTATCAGCCCATATCGGGGCACGAGATCAAGGTACTGGATGGCAGAACCATAAAGCGTGGCAGGGCCGGGTGTATTCTGTTAGAACCGGAGACAAATACCCAAGTATCTATGAAGTATGCGGACTTGGCTATGTGGATGGTTTAGAGGGAGCCAACTGCCGTCATATCAGGACCGCTTTTGTAGACGGCGTGATGGAGCGGACGTATACCGATAAAGAACTGGAACACATTGACGACGGGCATGATGTGGAGTTTGAGGGCAAACGTTATACAGCTTATGAAGCTACACAAAAGCAACGCCAGATCGAGCGGACCATCCGAAAGCTGAAGCGGGAACAGACTGCATATAAGGCGGCAGGGCTTGAAGAGGACGCCCAGACGGTGACAGCCCGCATCCGGCGTCTGAACAAGGAATACAGAGATTTTAGCGAAGCTGCGGGTTTGCCATTGCAGCGGGAAAGGATGCAGGTTACCTATACGGATATTGAATCCGAACAAACCGCCTCGGCACTCAAAGTGCAGCGTGATGCAGAAGCGCCAATCAGGCAGGCGATCCGCAACGGTGAATATCCATTAGAGATCAATCCGGAGAAACAGGCGCGGCATATGGCCGGCACTGCTACACCGGGCAGAAGCGTGATAACGGTTTCTGTGGAGGAGTTGCAAGCGATCATAAACGCGAAGGCAGGTAGCGGAAAAATCAATCTTACAGATGATTTTACAAAGTGGAAAAACACAGAAATTATTGATGCCGGAAAAGAAATTGGCTATACAGTTAACAGAAACGGTGATATAATAATTGCAAGAAGTATCAAAATCCATTACAGCAAAAGCGGTACGCATGGTGTTCCGTTTTCAGGGGGGTGGAAAAAATGATAATTAACGATCCCACGATTTACTTTGGGAAGAAAATTAAAGTTTTTTCCACAAGTGGACGTGTAACGACCGGGGAACTCTATGGGTATGACTACGATTTTGATGATGATGGAAATGAATTTCTGGAGTTCGATGTGGAGAATGAACACGGCTTGTTGATTGGATTTACGGAGGACGAGATTGAGCGCATCGAGATTATTGGATGAAAAAACAAACAAAGAAACTATTAAAGCGTGGGCCATAATTGGGGCCATTCTTGACCGTGGGAATGACGCGATTATTCGAAAAAAAGAAAGTGGATTTCTCATCATCGAGGAAAAGAAAAAAACAGTATATCGCTCCCCCGACCGATAGGGGCCGGGGAAGGACCGTTGGGGTCAACTACCGAGGATTTCTCGGTGGTTGACCCTTTTTCTTTTGACCGACCCGAAGTCGCTAAACTACGGGAGATTCAATTAAATTTGGCTATCCGCAAGCCTAAAAGTGCGGGGCGGTGGGTCACGGCAACGACCTAAAAAGCCTAGCCGCAAAGGAGAACGCATGAAAACAGAAGAACTGCTTGAAATTGGACTGACAGAGGAACAAGCGACAAAGGTTTTGGCGATCAACGGGAAAGACATTGAACGATACAAAAAGGCGGCAGATACAGCAAAGGCGGACCTTGAAGCGTCTCAGGAACAACTTTCACAGAGAGATGCGGATATTGAGAAGTTAAAAAAATCTGCCGGTGATGTGGATGGCATCAAGCAGCAGTTGGCTGATCTGCAGACCAAGTACACCACGGAGACAGAGCAGTATCAGAAGCAGATTGCAGATCGTGACTATGCAGATGCTGTCAATCATGCGATTGCCGACAAGGGTGTAAAGTTCAGTTCTAAAGCCGCGGAAAAGGCGTTTGTTGCGGACCTTACCGCCAACCGCCTAACGCTCAAAAACGGGGCTCTGGAAGGGTTTGAAGATTACCTGAAGGCGCAGCAAGACAGCGACCCAGCTGCGTTCCAGGGGGACAAGCCTGCCCCGTCGTTTGCAAAGCCTGTTGGCCCTGGCGGGCCTCCTGCTCACGAGAGCAAAGGAGCCATGTACGCCAAGCAGTTCAATCAAATGTACGCAACCCAAAATACTACGAAGGAGTGAAACGAATGTCTCATTTTTACAGAGTGAATGGCACTTTTCGGCCGAACTTCCTGGAAAGCGAGGTTGGGCTTGTCCTGAAAACCTATCAGATTCCAGCTTCTATGGGCGTGGCGGATGAGTATGGAAACAAAATCGTTGCCGCCGGAACTGTGTTCCCGTCCAATGATGGGAGCGCCGCGGGTATCGTTTTTGACGATGTGGATGTCACCCACGGCGACCACGAAGGGAGCGTCATGCTGGCTGGCCGTGTTCTGAAAGAACGCCTGAATATCCAGAGCGCCGCCGAGACACCGCTGAAAGCGGCTGGGATTGTGTTTGTGGATGCGCCCGAAGTTACCAGGGGATATTGCCTGACCTATGAAAAGGACGATGGTACAGGCACGCCTCCGGTTGATACCCATGAATACCAGGAGGGCAGCTATGCTCCTGTATCAACCGATTATCCGCTGACTAAAGCGAGCAATACACAAACCGGATGGGCGCTCTCCAGCGGTGGGCCTGCGGTTACATCGGTCAAGATGACCAAGGATGCAAAGCTCTATCCCGTCTGGACTTCCGCAGGCGTCTAACAAGGAGGATTGACAAATGGCTGATATTTTAACTTTGATTTCCGATGCTGAAAGACTGGACTTCTCTCAGAATCTGTCTGTTGCCCGCCCTGCATACCTGGGCGACCGGCTTTTCCCTGATCAGAAGACCGAAAACCTCAAGGCGGAATATATGCGGCTTGCCAATGGCGCTACCCTGCCTGTGATGGCTACCGTCCACGCCTTTGACACAGAGGCGGAGATCGGTTCCCGGCCTACCTTTGACAAGATGGAGGTCGAAAAGCTGCTGATCAAGCGCAAGATCAATCAGACTGAACGCATTCGGCTCCTGAGTGAATCCGGGGTGTATGCCGATGACGCCATTGTGCGCTATGTTTTTGACGACATGCGGATGATGGCGGATGCAGTGAAGGTCCGTACTGAGGTTGCCAAGATGGATGTGCTTGCCACCGGCAAGATGAACATCAATGAGAATCGCCTTAAGATGACCGTTGATTATAAAGTTCCCAGTGAAAACCTGGCCTTCGATTTGGACATGTCCGCTGATGCTGATGTCATTGGTCAGATTCAAGCCATTGTGGACCAAGCCGCTGAGATGGGGTACACCATCAACGAGGCAATTACCTCTAACAAGGTAGTCCGTAAGTTAGCGACCAATAAGGGCATTCAGACCCTGATCTTTGGTTCTGTTGGACAGGGGACCTATGTTCCCAACGAGCGTCTACGCGGTTTGTTTTCGCAGCTCTTCGGATTTGGAACCATCACAACCTATGATCTGCGATATAAGACTCAGAAGGCGGACGGCACGGAGACGACGCACCGCTTCTATCCGGAGGATAAGATCACTTTCACCGCAGTTCCGCAGGTGGGTGTGGGCTTGTGGGGCGTGTCTCCAGAAGAGGCGGAGTATGGACAATACAACGAAAAGTCCGCCGATCAGTACATCACCATCACCCAATGGGCGACGCCTGACCCTGTAGCGGTGTGGACGAAGGCCACCGGATTGTTTATCCCGGTCCTTCCTGACCCCAACGGCCTGTTTGTGGCCGCTGTAAAGCCAGACGCTGCCTCGGGGGGTTAAATGAGCTGTTGAGCGCGGCTTCACTCTCCACGCCCGATTTCTCCAGCATGACTCGGGCAGAAATGCTTGATTATGCTGTGGAGAACGGCGTGGGGGGTGTCAACAGCTCCATGAAAAAGGCCGATATTTTGGCGGTACTCCGGAGGACGGCGCTATGATTTATGCGAGTTACGAGTTCTATTCGTATGTGTACTTCGGGAAATCTATTGAGCCATCTGATTTTCCGAGACTCGCGCTTCGGGCAAGCTCCTACCTTGACTGGTGTACGGCTGGAAGAGCCGCCAAACATGCAGACCTGGAAGCGGTAAAGATGGCGTGCTGCGCCCTTGCTGAGGACTACCAGACGATTGATTCCGCCAGGATGCTGGCAAACAGGAGCCTATCTTCTGCATCTGGAGACGGCGGAGAGCTGCAAAGTCAGACGGTTGGAAGCTGGTCCAAAACCTATCGTTCCGGGGGGTCAAGCGCCAAAGACGCACTGAATGCGGCAGAAAGTGCACAAGGAGTTCTTATGGAGACGGCGAAAATGTATCTTGCTGGAACTGGGCTTTTGAAAGCAAAGGGGTACTACGCATGAGCATGTTTCCACATGTTGTTACACTCTATAACACGAAGAGTATAGAGCTGCCGGAAAACAAATTTGAGCCTACTTTGGTCAATCACATCACTGTTCTGCGTGGTGTACTCCTGGACGCCTCCAAGGGCGTTAATGTGAACAAGAGCGGCCTGGAAGGGGCGGACGCCGTTACCTTGTATATCCCGGTCAATGTTGATGCTGTGGATGGCTTAACAGGCAGAAAGAAGCGGTATGTCGGACCAAGAGAATTTTGGAATGCAGACGACAAGACCGGCCTGTGGACGCTCTCTGTAAGCCGCGACTGCTTTTTCGTCAAAGGGGAGGCCGTACACCCAGATTGGACGGTGCAGACCATCAAAGCGGCATATGATAACGTCTACGATGTGAGTAAGGTGGACTTCAAGGATTTTGGCGGAGATATGTCGCACTTTCAAGTGGGAGGTGTTTGAAATGCTGAGACTCACGGTACACACCAAAGGGTTAGAGAGCATCAAAGAAAAACTGGCTGAGAGCTGCACTAAAGCGGAGCATACTGTGGCGCTGCAAATCAGAGAAGACACGAGGCCTTATGTTCCTGCGTTAACCGGGAGCCTAGATACCAGAACAAGAATAGAAGGATTCAGTAACGCAGGGCTCGGCCCTGGGACAGGAGGATCGACGATCGTCTACCCTGGCCCTTATGCCCGCTACCTCTATTACGGAAAAGTTATGGTGGATGCGGCTACAGGAAAGGGGCCGATGCGCATTGTGAGCGAAGATGGAACGGAAGTAATAAGATTCCGCAAGGGCGCAAAACTGAAACCAACTGATATGGACCTGAACATACAGCGTTCTGTAAATCCAAAGGCCCAATCCCATTGGTTCGAGGCTAGTAAGTCAGAAAACCTTGAGAAGTGGGTGCGAGTAGCAGACAAGGCGGTGAAGAATGATCTCTGATAAAAAAGAACGGCCTAAAGTGTTAGCTGCGGCGGAGGAGGTTCAAACAATTTCCCGTTCTATGCTGGTTTGGGCAAATACCTTTCCGGACAAGCCCGTTGCCATCATCAACTATGAATTTTTAGATGTGGACATGGCAAAGCCCGCTGAGGTAGGAATGACTCTCTCCACGATTCCGGGAACTTACATTACAAGCAAATACATTCTGGGCGGATATCAAGCGGAATATCAGTTTGAAATGCTCTATCGAATCAAACCGGGAGACAGCATAGATGCACGATTAGAAGCTGTCGAGCTGTTGAACAGATTCGGAGACTGGGCCAGAACGAATAAACCGGAGCTGGGAGAGGGAATCCGCGCACTGAGAGTGGAGCCTACCACACAGGCCGCAAAGCTGGCCGCACTTGAAAACGGCTATGAAGATTATCAGATTTTAATGCGCCTGACTTATGAAGTCGGAGTTTGAAAGGAGAGAAACCAATGCCCGATATGGAATTTAATACGACAGCCGGTCAAACGGTAGACCGTGAGCTTTTGGTGGCGTATCTCAATACGGGGGACAGTTCTACACCTGTTTGGAGTCCCTTGGGGACCCGTGTCACAGACAGTTCTATGGAATACGATTGGCAGGAGGACTCTACAAAGGATATCCTGGGGACCACCAGAACCAGCATGAAAAAGCCGATCATCACACAGAGCTTTGACCCCAGTGAGTTGGATGCAGGAGACCCCGCCATCACAAAGATTTGGAATTTGGCGGTCAGAGAGCAGAACGCTGCTGCTCTTGCAAACCAGGACATGTTGATTGTACACCTTTATGCTGGCACAGCCCAAACCGCTGCGTTTGCGGAGCGCTATTCCGCCTGTATGGTTAAGCCGTCCAGCCTGGGCGGGGAGGGCGGCGGCTCTGTTGGAATGCCCTATGATGTGACCTTGGGTGGTACAAGAACCACCGGAACGGCGTCTGTTTCCGGCGCTAAGGTGACTTTTACTCCAGACGAGGTGTAAGACGTGAAAGAACTGAGCTTTGACAGCGGACTTGTTACATATTCCCTGAATGGGAAGTGTGAGGTATCTTTTAACCCGACTGACAGCAACTTTGTGGAAAAGCTGTACTCCGCCTTTGAAGAACTGGATAAAAAGCAGGAAGGGTATAAGGCACAAATTGAAAAAATTGCAGACAAGCGGGAAATCTTTGCCTTTGCAAAAGAGCGGGATGCTGAAATGCGCGGCATCATTGACGGCGTGTTTGGCGACGCGGTTTGTGATGTGCTGTTTGGCGGTATGAATGTTTATGCTTTGGCAAACGGGATTCCGGTGTGGTGTAATCTCATGCTGGCTGTGATGGATGAAATTGATTCTTCATTTGCGCGCGAACAGAAAGCCACGAATCCCAAGCTCCAAAAGTATCTAAATAAGTACCAAAAGTATCAAAGAAACTGAAGTAAGGAGCACGGCATGAGTTATGGACTGCCCAAAACCGTTGAAATAGACGGAGAAGAGTTTGCTATTCGCTATGACTATCGTGTCATCCTTGACATTTTTGAAATTCTGAACAACCCAGATTTCAACGATCAAGAACGAGCTCTTGCCGTGCTCCAAATCTTCTATGTGGAATTTGACCAACTGACGGATTATGACGCGGCGATTCAGGAGTGCTTTCGCTTTATTAACGGTGGAAGAGAAGAAATATCCAAACAAAAACAGCCGCAGCTGATTTCCTGGAAACATGATTTTTCTATGATTGTTGCCCCAATCAACCGAGTCCTTGGATATGAAGTGCGGGCAAAAGAATATGATCCGCAGACCAATACAGGAGGAGTTCATTGGTGGACTTGGCTAGGTGCCTACATGGAAATTGGGGACTGCTTATTTGCACAGATCATTCGTATTCGGGAAAAAAGAGCACTTGGAAAACCGTTGGATAAAGCAGACAAAGAGTTTTATAGAAAAAACCGGGATATCATTGACCTAAAAACACAGTACACTTATACGGAGCAAGAGCTTTTGAAGGCATGGACAAAAAGTAAGACGGCACCCAAAACAGGCACCGTCTGAGGCATTCATTACTGAGCTTTTTTCAATTCTTCAATTTGCCGGGTATGTATAGCCACCGTCTTTTCAAGATCATCCACGCGATCTTCCATAATGTCCATAGCTTCTTGCGGGATCATTTTAGACCCCATTGAATCTAGCTTTTCAAACAATAATTTGAATTGTGGGGCAAATGTATTCTCAATGATTACCTGCATATTTGCCATAGACTCTTTGAGGATTTCTTTCTTCTGCTGCTCCATCATTGTATGAATCGCTTGCAGGTCCTTTTCATCTAGCATCCCGATCACCTCTTGTTTGCTATTATACGGGCTGGCTGGATAGCTGTCAAGAAACTACACCTTGAAAACTCAATAGAGATAGCAGGGGATTCTACATTTTTACTGCTTTGAATAAGTAAACGCAATATCTTTTCCAGACCAAAAATCGGGGGTAAACTTCACTTCTATTGTGGACCATCCAGATGGAACCTCATATCCAATAACACCATTCATCTTTTTTCCTGCTGCAACAGAACCATCAAGCTGTTTCTGGTTGGTGCTCAACATTGCTGAAAGGTTCATTGAAGTAGAATAATCATCAACATAAGCTTCAAACGACATGATAGAACTAACGGCTATATCTGTGTCAGAATTATTTTCTATCTCAAATTCACAGACGATAAAAACGTTTCCGTCTGTTGGAGTCATATAATTTCCGCCGTTATTTTCAGAAACGTTAACCAAGGTTACATGAATATCATTTAAAGCAGCTGTTTCTCCAACATTAAAAACAGTTTTTTCCTCGGTTTCTTTCTGAACATCTTCTGACTGTGTAGAATTATCTCCTTGATTATCTGATTGTACTAATTCTGGATTGCTGTTATCCCCAAATATAGATGCAAAAACACCTATTAAAAAAATAGCAATAAGAATAAAAGCTACATTTTTTAAAGCGTGTTTTTGTTTCGCACCACATTGAGGACACATTTTTGCCGACTTTGCGATTTCAGCTCCGCAAGATTTGCATTTTGTCATCTTTCCCATTCCAAATACCCTCCATTTTTCTTTAAAATATCAAAAAACAAGTAAAAGTATATTTTCTATACAAATCCCCTCCTCAATATATAAAACCGCTAGGAAGCAAGGTGATCTTATGGCCGCTGATGGCTCTATTGTAATTGATGTTGATCTTGATAATAAAAAGGCGCAACAAGAACTGAACAAACTAAACAAAAAAATTGAGAGCTTAAATGATCAGATTTATATCAAGCAGCAACAACAAATGCCGTTGATTGAACAATCTAGGCAACTTGGGGCAGAGCTGGATGCTGCAAAAGCAAAACTGGAAAGCATGAGAAGCGGCGGCGAGTTTTTCACGTCTTCCAGTATCAATCAGCAGGCAGAAAAGGTAAAGCAGCTCCAAAAAGAATGGGATGCTGTGCAGAAAAAGGTGGAGAGCTACGATGCTTCTATTGAGAAAACCAACATTGCCCTTAATCTGACCAAAGAAAGAGCGGGAGATATCCAAAAGCAACTTGCATCTTCTGGACCAAACACAGAAATAATGTCACAGGCCATGGAGCGGATGCAAAAGAGCGCCGGAAAGTTTTCCATGAGACTACGAGAAGTGGTACGAAGCGCGTTGATTTTTACGGTGATCTCTCAGGGACTTGCCTCTCTGCGAGAATGGTTCGGAAAGGTCATTAAAACCAATGACGAAGCGACTGCGGCCATCGGTAGATTAAAGGGGGCCCTCCTTACATTAGTACAGCCCCTAGTAAATGTGATTATACCAGCATTTACAGTATTTGTAAATGTTTTGTCGAGAATCATTACAGCAATTGCTAATGTTGTTTCCATGCTGTTTGGAAGTACCATTAAACAATCTGCACAGGCAGCGGAAGGACTGAACAAAGAAGCTGAGGCTTTAGAAGGAGTTGGGGCGGCGGCAGATGAGGCTTCCGGATCACTAGCCGGGTTTGACGAAATTAATCAGTTGGCAGGGGAATCCAAAGACGGCGGGGGCGGCACTGCTGGAAACAACATTGCGCCGACATTTGACTTTGAAGAACAAGACACAGGGATTCTTGATAAAATTTTAAACCTTGTCAAATTGATCGGGACAGCGTTGCTATATTGGAAAATTCCCGCGCAGTTTAGAAACGGTTTAAAGACTCTCTTGGGGTTATTTCTTGCGCTAGATGGTGCAATCGAATTTATCAGGAATACATTTGACGCATGGGTAAACGGTGTTACATGGGACAACCTCCTAGGAATGCTTTTAAGGGCGGCTGAACTTGTGGTAGGGCTTTGGTTAGTTTTTGGACGAGTCGGAGCGGCCGTTGGCTTGATCGTAACGGGTTTGACAATGCTTGTAACCGGATTCAGAGATGCGTATGAAAATGGGTGGAACTTACAAAATCTGATTCTCTCTATCGCGGGAATTTTGGCAACGGGAGCGGGGATCGCACTTTTCATAGGTTCCTGGATTCCAATGCTGATTGCAGGAATTGCGGCTATTGTCTTGGCAATTACGACCGCTTACGGACAAGGAGAAGCCTTATTAAACGGAATTCGAATGATTCTGCAAGGATTTATTGACTTCTTTGTTGGAGTATTTACAGGAAACATTGAACAGGCTGTCGCGGGAATTACTGGAATTTTTGATGGTCTTAATATTGCAATTACAGCGATTTTTGACGCAATCGAGACTATGATTCAAAGCTTCCTAGACTGGTTGGACGAAAAAACCGGCGGCGTACTCAGTCCTATTATTGATACAATTAAGAATTTGTTTAGATCCGCGTTTGATGGAATTAGAACTACTGTTACGAATGTAATTAACGCTATTGAACAAATTTTTACAGGGTTGGTTCAATTCATTGGAGGCGTTTTTTCCGGAGACTGGGACCTTGCATGGGAAGGGATTAAAAATATTTTCAAAGGGGCTTGGAATGGAATTGTCAGTGTGATCGAAAGCGCCATTAACCTGATTATCAGCGGGATCAATAAACTGCTAGACGGCCTCCAAGCATTGACAGCTTTTGAACTCCCGGACTGGTTGGGAGGCTATTCGTTCAAAGGAATCAACATTCCAAGAATTTCAAAAGTATCAATTCCGCGCTTGGCACAGGGCGCAGTGATTCCCCCCAACCGGGAATTCCTGGCTGTCTTAGGAGACCAGCGGAGCGGAACCAACATTGAAGCGCCGCTTGCTACCATCAAGCAGGCGGTAGTGGAAGCCATGCGTGAGGTTGGTGGACAGGGGAATGGCACGATAACGGTAGTTGTCAATTTGGACGGAAGAGAGGTCGCAAGGAACACGGTTAACCATATTAACCGCATGACACAGCAAGCCGGAAAGCCGGTTCTAAACTTCTGAGGTGGATATGGAGATTTTGAAAATTAACGGGCACGACTATTCCACATATGTGAAGAGCAAAGGCTTTGGCTGGAGCAGGGAGGACCTAGACAGCGATAAAACGACCCGCACAAAAAATGGGAAAATGCGCCGCCATAAAATTACAACCAAGCGAAAGCTGTCTTATGCCATGCTGGAAATGAACCAAAATCTTTTAGCGCAGTTGGATGACGATTTAAGCTCCGCCACATTTCCAGCTACATACCGTGATCTACATGGTACCATGACCAAGACATTTTACTGTTCCTCGTTCAGCGCCAATATCAGTGAAGTATGGGACGGCGATACTGATATTTGGGAGGGAGCGTCTTTCAATATCATAGAGGTGTAGCTATGGCACAGACGACAAGCAAACTGTGGAAAAGCCTTTGGAGGATGTCAAACACAGAGCGGGAATACAAGTTTGAGATCAACGGAGTTGAGTACGGTCCAGATCAGGAAGTGGAGCACTCTTACAGCAACGGCCTGTTTGAGGATTTCGGAATCGGCAACGCGTACACTGCCAGCTTGAAGATCAGCCTCTTTGCGGACAACATTCCAAAAGCGGCGACCATTAAGCGGTATGTCCGCCTGAAAAATAGGACGCAGGTTTCCGAATGGATTCCGAAGGGCACATTCTTCACCAACCGCAGGAGCGAGGACGACGGCTATTGGACGCTGGAAGCCTATGATGCCATGCGTAAGGCAGAGGTGGTTTGGGAGCCGGACCAGAGCCTGGAATTTCCCATGACCATGCCGGACGCTGTTGCGGAGTTCTGCCGCATTCTGGGAGTAACGCTGGACAGCCGGACGGCGCTGAACGCCAACTACACCATTGATTATCCGGCCAACGATTACACCATCCGGAACGAACTGTGCTTTATCGCCGCCGCCCATGCGGGGAACTGGATGATAACAGACGCAAATACCTTATATCTGGTTCCGCTCCTGTCCGCTCCTCCGGAAACAAATTATTTAGTGGATGAACACGGAGACGCCATCACCTTTGGAGGTGACAGAATCCTTGTCTGAACAATTCTTTGTCGGCCTGGACATCACAGGCTTTGAGAATACCGGAAAGTATAAACCCATTTCCCGTGTGACGTTGATAGTCGATGACGAAAGCGTATTGACGGCAGGGGACGATACAGGGCTGGAGATCACGGCTTCCTGCCCCCATGCAACACAGGACATGGTTAACACGCTTTTATCACAGCTGCAAGGCTATGAATATCAATCATTTACAGCGGATGCGGCCAATCTAGACCCGTCCGCAGAGCTTGGGGACGGCGTTACTGTCAGTGGTCTATATTCCTTTATTTCCAGTCTGGAAGATGATGGAGACGGCTATCCAAGCATATCCGCTCCCGGAGAGGTGGAGCTGGAGGACGAATACCCGGCTGCTGGTCCCATGACGCAGGAGTTTAATCGTAAGATTGCGGAGACCCGTTCCACGATCACAAAAACGGCGGAAGAAATCCGTCTGGAAGTGGAAAACGAAATTGAAGGTCTGTCGTCCAACATTTCCGTTCAGTTGGATAGCATTACATCCACAGTGCAGGGTTTGAATGGACAGGTTTCCACGATTTCGCAAAAGGTGAACAACATCACACTCACGGTGCAGAACGGCACGGACCGCTCGTATATTGATCTCTCTGTGGGCGGCGTTACGGTTGCCTCGCAGGTCATTCGATTTACTGGGGATGTGGTGTTTGAGTCCAGCCTGACCGACGGCTCCACCATGATTTCCGGAGACAACATTTTGACTGGCGAGGTCTCCGCAGAATATATCCGGCTGGGCGGAGAAATGGCAGTCTATGAGAGCCTTAGTTCCAGGGCTGACCTGGGCGGCTACATCGGGTATGTGACCAGCTACGATTATAACGGCTCCCGCACCTATGGGATGGGTATGATTGAAGCTGTCAGTGAAAATCAGGTAGTTGCTACTAGCGGCGGCGTTCGTATGACCACCGATAATGGCGAGGTCGTTGTGGCAACCAATATTACACTGGACACCCGAAATGCCGTCAATGTGTACGCAAACCGCTTTACATCAGATGTGGAGCTGAATGTGACTTCTGACCGAAACGCAAAGGATGACATTCGGTATGATGTTGCTGAAAAATATATCTCTCTGTTTGACCGGCTGAACCCAGTGAGCTTTCTCTATAAAGGGAAAGAAGCCAAGCGCCACCTGGGCTTTATCGCACAGGATGTGGAGGATGTTTTAAATGAAATCGGGATGCCGCTGGATGATTTCGCGGCCTTGTCTGTAGATGACGAGGGGCGGTATGGCCTTTCTTATGGAGAGTTTGTCGCGGTGCTGACGGCAAAAATTCAGCAGTTGGAACAACGATTGAAAGCTTTGGAGGGCTGATATGGAAGAGACAAAGAAATTGATTGATGATGCGATTGCCATTCTTTCAACACTTTCTGTGAATGGAGACGCGGTAGAAGTGATGGCAGCAGCCAAGAGCAAGCTGCGGAAAGCATCCGCAAATCTCAAGGAGGAACCCGATGGCCGATAAGAATATCAGCACGCTCCCGGCAGTGGAGAGCATTGACAATGACTCCCTCTTTGTTGCGGAGCAGCAGGGCGTGGCTTCCAAAGTGACGGGCGCGCAGGTTGCGTCATTTGCCAAGGAAGCAGCTAACGCCAATGTACAAGCGGCTGTGGACGCGGCGAAAAAAGCGCAGGAGGCCGCAGAGACTGCAGAAGCGGCGGCGCAGGTAACAGCCCACCCGCCCCAGGTGAACGAGGAGACGGGCTTCTGGCAGGTATGGAACAGCGGAACCGGGGCCTATGAAGATACCACCATTCAGGCGGAGGGTCCTGTCGGCCCGCAGGGAACGTCTGTAAAAAGCATTACGCGCACCAGCGGTACCGGAGCGGCGGGAACCACAGACACCTACACGATGTACGATTCGGACGATGAAGCGATTGGAACATTTACCGTGTACAATGGCGCGGACGGCATCGGCTCCGGCGATATGCTGAAAAGCATCTATGATACCGGGAACAAGAACACGGATATTTTTACTTACGCGGACGGGATTCTGGACTCCGCGAAGAGCCACACAGATACCTCTATTCAGGCGGCGATCCTGGACAGTTGGGAGGCGAGCTATTGAGCACTCAGGGGGACAAGCTGAAAGCGATTGCGGACGCTATTAGAGCGAAAGAAGGCAGCTCTGACCCTATTGCTGCCAATGATTTCCCGGCGAGAATCGCGGCGATTGAGACGGGGACGCAGCTTCCAACATTGACAAATCCCGGCACGGCGGCAGATATGGCACAGGGGAAGCAGCTGATTGACCAGAATGGCGAGATTGTGACGGGGACATTAAGAGAAAGTACCGCAGGTTCCGGTTATACGGTGATAGATACGACCCCAACACTAAACAGTACCAATCTTCAGCTGGACTACACATTTGAAATGGACAGAATCATGCGAAAAGATTCGATACTTAATATGATGTGTCCAATTAGCAACTTTGGCAACGCCACCGCCGCAGACGTAGCCGCAGGAAAGACCTTTACCAGCGAGGCGGGGGTAAAGGTGAGTGGTACAGGACAATTATCACAGTTTTTCACAGGCACCCTTCGTGTTAGAAGCGCGACGGATATTGTTGAGTTTGTATCACCCGCAGGACTTATACAAAGATATAATCAAGTTGTTAATGATGTCATATCGGTTTATGTTCCTGGTACTGTTATTTTTGTTAACATTATGGACTCAAACAACAATCAGTTTCGCCCTAAAGTTATTGAAGGCTTTGATAATACATACTGGGTAGACACTACTAAGGACGTTTCTGGATATAGAATTTCCTACGGAGCCTTTATCGCAAAACCTGGCTACAGTGTGTATAACATTGAATTCGACATATTTTAATTGCCTTTGTGCGGAGTTATTCCAGTAATTTATTCCTAATTCAGCGTCCGAAAGAGGTGCATCATGTTCCATCTACAAGCCAACAAAATATATTTGGAAGTCTGCGCAAAAGAGGGCGTGACCAGTGGTTCCGTTAATGTCTACACGGTTCGATTTTCCTTCAACTCAGATTGGGATGGCCTGAACAGGACGGCGGTATTCCACGCGGGCGACGATCAAATTTCCGTGGTGTTGGACGACTCCAACGAGTGCCAAATCCCGTGGGAGGTATTGGAGAATCCGGGACGAAACCTGTCGGTTGGCGTATATGGAACAAAGGGCGGCACAGTCGTTCTCCCCACCATCTGGGCGCAGCTGGGAGAAATCCGGGAGGGCGTGTCGCTGGGCAGCAACGCGCAGCCTCCCACACCAGATGTGTACAGTCAGATTTTAGAAGCCGCCGAACAGGCGGAAAAGATTGCGCAGAGCGTGCGGGATGACGCGGATGCCGGAAAGTTTGACGGAGAACCCGGCCCGGAGGGGCCACAGGGACCGCCCGGAGATGGAGTGCCGGAGATTACCCCAGAGGACGAAGGAAAGTTTCTGGGTGTTCTGGACGGCGCTGCGGAGTGGGTTTTGGGAGGCTCCGGTTCCGGCAATGTATCATCTCCGGAGATATCAGTGATCCGTGTGATGGACAGGCAGGAATATGAGGAGCTTCCCACAAAGAGCCCCACCACGCTCTATTTGATTCGGGGGTAGCAAAATGATTTATGCAGGAACAGAGACCATAGAGACCTTGATGCTGGGAGAGATGGGGATTAAAACCATCATGGCTGGCAGCGAGAATGTTTATGAAAGGCCAGGGGCCTATGTATATATCCAACTTGACACAAAGGAGAGTCAGTAAATGGCAAGCTATTTTAACCTAACTCTTGATACCACCGCACCGTCTGGCCTGACACTGCAAATCAATGATGGGGCACTGTATGCGACCAGTACAGCGGTAAAGCTGACCATTGGAGTCAGCGACGAGCAGACCACCGGCTACCAGATGAAAATCTGGGGAATTGATGGTGTTGCGGAGGAAGGGTCCGCCAGCTGGGAGACCTTTGCCACCAGCAAGAGCGTCAACCTGACTTCTGGGGATGGCCTGAAGACTGTACATATCAAGGTCCGTGACGATGTGGGCAACGAGAGCGCCGAGGTGACGGATGATATCACTCTCAACACTACGGTTCCCGTGGTCACAGTCACCGGCCCGGACAAGAGCAAGATTTCCAAGATTGTGGGATTCAATCAGTCTGTTATCAACTTTACTTCCGATGTGGAGTTTGACGAGTACAAGGTTTGCGTGGTTCCTGCTAATTCCAGCGAGCAGGATGCGGGCACCCTAATCCCCACCACTGGCGGCTCCATCAACACCAGCGGAAACGAGGGCAATTATCCCGCCACCACTAATATCCAGGTTACGATTAACGGAACCGATTTGGAGAGCGCGTCTACCGGAGACGGCGTGAAGATTGTCAAGGTCTTCGTCAAGACTGCCGCAGGCATTTGGAGTGTGGCATAATGGCGGCCCCAAAGCTGACATTCTCTATTTCCGGAGAAAAGGTCTCCGCCGTGTCTGGCTTTGATTATATCATTGTGGCGTTTCAGTCAGATATTCCCTATCAGGCGTTTGAGTGCCGCGCTACGAAGGCTGGGGAGGAGTACGGCGTGGGGAAGGGGGCGCTGATCGCGTCCTTCTCCACCACCCCGGCGAACACACAGCGGAGTTTCGAGGTGTATGACGATTACCTTGTTCATGGAGACGGGAACTATCGAATTTCCCTCTTTGCACAGGGGGAAGACGGAAGCTGGAACGACAACTACTATTATATTCCTGTTGGCAGCACAGCCTACATTACTGCCGATGGGGAGCCATATCTCTGCATGAGGGAGTGATCATATGCCGACAACAGATGGATATAACGGGGCCTACACGGGACCGGAAATTGACAAGGGAATCGCAAGAGCGAATCAGGCAATTACTGTGGAGAACAGTGGTGAGGTGTCTATGTCCGAAACCCTCGGCTCCGGCCCGTACACGATTGAGTTTACTGAGGAGGCTGGTTCTGGGGGAGGAAGCCTCCCAGACGGCTCCGCAGGGCAAATTCTTGGCTATGTCGAGGATAATGTTGTAGGGCCGATCATGAGCAAAATTGATCTCTTGAGCGATGAGACGGCGGCTTTATTTCCTGGACTACCAGAGAATCCAATGCCAAATGATGTTTTCGGAAAGATTGGAACGTTTATGGACGAAAACACCTATTTGGAAAAAGTCAATGAATTTGAAGCAACGGAAGATTCTGATGTTTTTGCTTTTGCAGTTACAGAAAACGATTTAAGAGAAACCTTTATTGCTTCTATTTCTGGTATCAGTGGAAATGTTTCTTCTGTAAAATTAAGTTCTCCCCATTCTTCTTCACGAAGATACTCTAAGATACAAGCTGGCTCAGACTACATATTTAACTCAACAACAACTACAGTAGTTATTGGTCAACAACATCCATCATTTTTTGTTTTTAGATTCTCTGGTACTGTGTCAGAAAGTAATACTGTAGGTGTACAAATAATTGTACACGATATCAATGGACTTCAATTTTTCAACTGTACTGGTAATTCCGATAATTACAAAACTGCAATTTTCAGTATCGATTTAAACATTGGACAATCATTAAAAATTTACAGGGTTGTAAAGTAGGTGCAAAAATGAAAAAGCTTGTTACAGTATTAAAATCAGATGGTTCAAAAGAAGCAAAAATGATGGATATTCCGGAACCAGAACCGGAGACAGATCTGGAACCAGCTCTCTCTATGGAAGACATTACCCTGGATATGCTTGCAGACCACGAAGAACGCCTGTGTATGCTGGAACTCACCACCCTATGATGAGAAAGGAGAAACCCTATGTCCACTGTGTATAATCTTTGCAAGCTGCTGATTGACCGAGGCTGGACGGAAGGCCTGCAGGAGAAGATGGACGTGTATCTGGCGGCGGACAGGCTGACCCCGGAGGAGTACAGCGTTCTGGGCGAAATGATAAATAAGATGGTGGGGTAAACAATGGCAATCAAAGTAAATGGAAAGCTGGTGGCAGGGGCTGGTAAATCGGCCTATGAATCTGCCAAGGATGGCGGCTATACCGGCACAGAAGATGAATTTAATACATCGCTTGCGAATTCAGTCACCGTAGATGGCGGGGGCGTAATGTCCATGAATGAATCCTTTGGCGCCGCCCCGTTTACCCTCACCTTCACAGAAGATGGCGAGAATGATGTAAGCGCCTCCAAGATCACCTATGACAACACGGAGTCCGGCATGACCGCTACCAACGTACAGGATGCCATTACAGAACTGAGCACAGCGCCAAAAGGCGGCCCCGGCGTTCCGGTAGGGTCTGTATTCTGGCTGACGACACAGACAGCGCCGGAGGGGTACTTAATTTGCGATGGAAGCGCGGTCAGCCGTACAGAGTACGCGGACCTGTTTGCGGAGATTGGAACCACGTTTGGGGCGGGAGATGGAAGCACGACTTTTGCGCTTCCAAACTTGCAGGCGGCGTTTATTCGTGGTGCCGGGTCTCAGGATGGGTACTCCGCCACGTTCGGACAGAAGCAGGAAGCGACTACTATAGAAGTCAGCAATACCGATCTACACATTCTAGCATCACCCATACAATATGTAGATAAATGGATTTCGAAGGGTACCGAAACTGCGAACCGAGTTGATGGAACGGAACCTTCTTATGCTTATAATTCTTCTATTCGCCCCTATAACATCGCCCTAACCCCCATCATCAAGTATTAGGAGGTCTCTATGGCACTCTACGTAAACGGAAAAAAAGTGGCCGGGATTGGACTTCCCGGCAAATCAGCTTATCAGTATGCGGTTGATGGGGGATATACGGGGACGGAGGAAGAATTTCAGGAAGTACTCGCCAATGCGGGCGGAAAGCCAACGGGAAATGGTGTGACGCTTCTCGCGTCTGCATGGCCTGGAAATTCTCAGACAATCACTGTTCCAGGAGTACTTGCCGACGAGACAAAGCAGCTGATTCAGCCCGTGCCTGCTATTGCCTCCCAAGCCGCTTACCTCGCCGCAGGAATCTTGTGCACCGGACAAGCCGCCAATAATCTGACCTTCACCTGCCAGACGGTTCCGGAAGCGGATTTGACGGTGTATGTGGTAATAACTGATGTTAAAAGCTAAGGAGGACACATGATTGCAAATCAGATGATCATTGGTACATCTCTTCCGGAGCTGTCTAATCCAGCAACAGCGGAGAATCTAGCCGCCGGAAAACAGGCCATAGATAGCAGCGGTGAAATAATCACTGGCTCGGCAGAAGTTTGTGATATGCTTGCAAACCTGGGAACCGCTACTGCGGCAGATGTAACGAGTGGAAAGACATTTACAAGCGTGTCCGGTGTTAATGTTGTGGGTACACTATCTGTTAAAGCGCCAGCTGTGAAAAGGATCACGATTATAAATTCAGGTATATCTGATAATATTCGTATATATTTTACAGCTTTGAATGCAGGCTATCTTATTCAGACTAGTGTATTAGTAACCCCTAGTACAGCAAGTGGAGACTCATTCAATGCCGTGCAGGGCACCTTAATTTATATGAAATATAGCTCATATCTGACATTATCAGGAAATGTTACCGATATGAATGCTCCTGGCACTGATGTGAGAGTATACAAAGTAACATGAAATCTTTGTGGCGTAATGTCCATACATTTTCAACAAGCAAATCACACAGGCTTTTTCTAAAAAAGCGAGATTAAGTATGCGCGCCAAACCTTAAAGGTCCATTGGCTTCCCGGTTTTCCAGTCCCGGCCTGGTTCATGAGCGACCCATGCAGTTTCCCCGCAAAAGGAACAGGGATGATGCCAGTCCCAAGAACCCCATATATTGGAACCATCTGGCAGAGTGAAAGGGGCCATTCGTCCACACTTTGAGCAGATCACGGTAACTTTATACAAATCCATATCCATATTATCACCTCAAAAAGATTATACCACAGATAGGCGGTGCTGCCCATGAGTAATGAAAAATGCATCATAGACCCACAGCGGGATTGTTTGGGCCTGCAAAAAGCAAACATGCTAGAAAAACAGATAACGGAACTCCGAGAATCCGCGCGAGGGACTCATAAAGAGATGTTTGACCGCATTCGGGAGCTTGAAAAGGTAGAAGCCGCCCGGAACGAACAGTATAACAACATCATGAAAAAGCTGGACAAGCTGATCGCATGGCAGGAGACAGAACAGGCCAGCCCAAAGAAGCGCTGGGATTCCATTGTGGATAAAGCGATTTGGGCGGTCCTGGCGGCAGTGATTACGTTTATTCTGGCCCGAATCGGGCTGTAAAAAAGAAAGGAAGTACATATTATGAACAAGACCATCAACGACATCATGGAGCAGTACAAGGCCGGTAAGATCACCCTGGAGGAAGCCAACGCGAAGCTGAAAGAGGCTGGCGCGAACTTTTCTCTGGACCCGAACAAGAATCCTGGAGGCGGCTGGACGAAGGAAGAGATGGAGGAGGGCTTTATTCCCGCTCCCGTTGAAACTCCCTGGTGGGCCTCCATGCACACCTTTGCTGGTGCTGTCGCGTGGCAGGAGGAGATCGACAAGTACATCCCCGAAAAGGATATGGTGTACAACCGGCCCAAGTATCATGGCGTGGACGTGGTGAAGGGCTCCCTGCGGTACATCTATGCTGAGGACGGGTCCTGCAAGTATCAGCCCAAGTCTATGGCGGATTACGACAAGGACCACGGCAGGAACTAATTGAAAAGCCGCCCATCCGGGCGGCGAAGATTAACACAAAGCGGCGCTTTTGGTAGAATAAACCTGCCCTGAAAAGGGCCCTGGGCGCTGTTGTATACGGCGGTTAGCTACTCCCCCAAGAAAGGGGGTGAGGCCGATGGGACATGGGCGCTGGATGAAAGTCTGGCGGTTCCTGGTGTGTTTACTCATAGTCCTTTGGATTATGATTTACATATCCCCAAAAGCGTGTTAGCCGCTCGGATGGTCCCCGAACGGCTAACGTGAGTTAGTTATGCAGAGGGGCTAACCGTCAAACAACAGCGCCCTTGTACATTCATTATACCAAATCAAGCTGCTTTGTCAAGCACGACAGGGCGGCTTTTGTGCTGCCCGGAAAGGAAAACACATGGAGCTTTTGAAGAAACGGCTGTCAAACCTGCTGGCCGTCAAGAGCATTGTCACGGTAATTCTCACGGCGGTGTTCGCCTACCTGACCTGTACCGGCGGCGTGACGGCAGAGCAGTTCCTCACCGTATTCACCGTGGTGATCGCATTCTACTTCGGTACCCAGGCCGAAAAGCGCAACTCCGGGAGTGATGGAAATGCCTGACCATCTGGCGGTAACAATCCCCCTGAAAGATATCCAGCGCATCCAGCTCTACATCAACACCGCTCGCCGGTCTCTCTCTCAAATTCAGAGGGAGACCGGGGTGGATTACATCCTCAACGGCACGCTCTACAACATGAGCACGTTTGTACCTAATTGCCACTTGAAAGCAGATGGGAAGGTACTCTGCAAACCGGCTTACACAGTCTCCGGCTACTCCTGGAATGATGGGCCGGACATTTCTATGGACACGCTGCCAGACGCCTCTCAGCGCAATTATATCACTTGCACACCGCTGATTGTTTCCGGAAAGCCAGTCTCCAAATTGATCTATGACGAGGGGCAGGGCGGCAAACGGGGGCGCTCTGCCATTGGCGTCAAGGACGGCTCTCTGGCCCTTTACTGTACGAGGGACGGAGGGAGTATGACCCGGACGCCGGAAGCGCTCAGGGACGATCTGACAGCGGCGGGATGGGATTCCGCGGTTATGCTGGATGCCGGCGGCTCTAGCCAGTGTTATTTCAATGGAGCGGTCATCCAGAGCAGCAGGAACGTGCATGATTTGATTCTGGTCTATCTCAAGAAAGGGGAGACAACTGTGGAAAAGAAGAAGGTGGTCCTGGACCCGGGCCATGACGCGGGAAACCTCGCCAACAAAAGCCCGGACGGAACCTATTATGAGCATGAGTTTGCCCTGGACATGGGGAAACGCATTCAGAGCATCCTGGAGCGGCATAGCGTTGCTGTCACCATGACCAGGACTGGCGGCGGGGAAGTCAGCCTTGCGCAGCGGTGTGCGATTGCAAACGCCATCAAAGACCTGGATTTGTTCGTGAGCCTGCACAGCAACGCCGCTGGAGATGGAGGCTGGTCCTCTGCCTCCGGATGGAGCGCATATGTCTACAAGACCAGCGGGAGCGGCTATGAGGCAGCAAAGGATATCCTGGAGGCCGTCAAAGACGCCGGAATTACTGTCAGGTCTACACCGATTGTGGCGGACTCGTCGCTGTATGTCTTGAAAGGCACCGTGGCTCCGGCTGTTTTGATCGAGCATGGCTTCCACACCAATCAAACAGACACCGCAAATCTCAAAAACTCCGCATACCGGCAGAAACTGGCGGAAGCGGAAGCAAAGGGCATCCTGAACTATCTGGGGATTGCCTGGAAGGAGGAAACTGTGGACAATCCTTCTGAAAGTGATCTGGCGGTCCAGTGGGTGCAGGAGAACGGCATTATGCTGGGCAACACGAACGGCGACATGATGCTGGACCAGCCCGTTACCCGCAGACAGTTTGCCGTGATGCTGTACAGGTATCACAATTTGAAGTAAAAGGACGTGGACCAATGAGCGCAAGAGTGAAATTACCACCACCGCTAGATAAACTCTTGCGCTCTCAGCTGGAAAGAGCTATCTATGAAGCCGCCATGGACCAGGACGATGAACTGATCGCAAAACGACGCATCATTGATAAATGGGGGCAGATGGACGTGGCGGCGGAACTGGGATGGACGCGAGGAACAGTAGCTTCTCATGAACGGCATATTATGTCCCGCCTTTATGATGTGGCGCGGAAGCTTTATCCAATGTAAATCACAGTATATAATAACCAATTAAAAAGCAAAAGGGCATCCTCATATGAGGATGCCGCCTTTATTTAGGCTATCATTCAATATGAATGTAGCAACTATTTACATGCACTATTATATGCCGAAAAGGAAAAAAGTCAACCCTGGATTAAAAACTTTTTTATTTTTTAATAGCGTCAATGTCGTCTTGTGTCAACTCTCTTCTAACATCAGCAATTAGTGTCAAACTAGTGTGCGGATGGTGCGCTCTATCATATACTAACTCTATTTCAACGCCCTCGTTTTTTGCCGTTTCAATGGCTGGGATAAAGTCGCTATCTCCTGTAACAATAATAGCTTTTTCAATTCGCTGTTTGGCCGCCAGTAAAACCAGATCACACCCCAGTAAAATGTCAACCCTTTTTTGCTGGAAGATCGGTGCACCATTCTTGTCTCTTCCTCGATATTCTAGCTTTCCGAGCCGAACCTCATATCTATCAAGCATTTCAAGAGAGGTCACAAATCTCTGCATATTATTGTACCTATCAAGATCACCTTTACTCGGAGTTTGGCTTTTATATGGCATACAGTTATAGTAATATGTACGAAGAATAGGATCACCACCAGCCAAACGGCTGCTTAATTTTGAAAAATCGATCTGAGGTGAAGCAAAACTTTCTTTTAAAATTTTAGACAAATAAGCTCCGTCAACAAATATGGCAATTTTTCCCATATCTAACACCTCCATTTTTCTCCATTATAATACAATATTTTCAAAAAGTCTATGAGTGTTTTAATAATGGTTCTGTTTGGCATAAACCGAGCAGGGATTTTATTTTTGATTACCGCGCTACAAGGAAGCCGCCTCAAAACATACATAAGTTAAGCATATCTTTGGCAGAAACTGCGCCCATGCGGGGATTTTTTATGCGACAATATAGACATGGAGGACGTGAGGATTCAAGGGTTGGTACACGTCGCCGCCCTCCTCACGGACTCCTTATTTTTGTTGCAAAGGACGTGTTATTTTGCTTGTGAATGGGTCTGAGCTTGTCAAGCGGCTGGTGGCCTGCGGATATACAGCATCTTCAGCGGAGGACATATGCCAGCGATACGCCGCAGCGGGAAATTTCTCCGGGCTGGAGACCTTTATCAAACAAATAGAGCTTCTTTATGATGACAGAAAGGAGTATGCATGATGGCATTCCCTAACTATACTTATCCGGCTTACGGAGGCTACAACCCCGTGACTCCATTTGCCCCGGCACCACAAGTATATCAGCCCCAGCAACCGCCTCAACAGCCTTCGCAGGCCGTGCAGCCTCAGGGAAATGTAAACACACAGCCCACCTTCTTCTGCCGCCCTGTGGCTTCCAGGGAGGAAGCTCTGGGAGTTCCGGTTGACTTCATGGGAAATCCCATGTTTTTCCCGGACCTGGCCCATAATGTGATCTATATGAAGCGGTTCAATACCAACACCGGCGCGGCAGATGTGTTTGAGTTTCATAACCAACAACAGGCACGGGAACAGCAGGCGGAGAATCCGGTCCCTGCCTTCGCGCCTCTGGATGAATTTATGGATATGAAAGACACCATCAACAATCTCAAAGAGGAGATAGAAAGGCTGAAAAAGCCCGCTTCTATCGGAAAGGCGGGAAAGAAAAATGATGCCGATGAATAATCCCATGATGGCTATGCTCCAAATGATGCGGGCAGGGAGGAATCCTATGCAGCTCCTCCAACAGATGGCAGGGCAAAACCCGCAGGCGGCTCAGGCTATGAGACTTATCCAGGGGAAAAACCCACAACAGCTCCAGCAGATCGCGGAGAATATGGCGAAGGAGCGGGGAATCTCTATTGACGATCTTGCCCGGCAGCTTGGTGTGTCGATTCCAAGCAGCAGATAACTTTATAGCATCTTTTTCAGTTTTCGGGTCTTGATAAAAACCGCTCTTTGGAAACATCCGGGGAGCGTACGGCCCCGATGTAATAACTGATAAAGGAGTATCTACAAATGGATAACGATTTTGCGACCGGCTATGCGCTGGGAAGCGATTCCAACGGCGGCAACTGTAACAACGGTTTCGGTGGCGGTGCTTGGGAAGGCATTTGGGGCATCATCATTCTGGCTATGGTATTCGGCTGGGGTCGCGGAGGCTTTGGTTTTGGCGGGTTTGGAGGCGGTGCATCCGACAGTCCTGGTCTGCAGGGCCTTGCAACCCGCGCCGACGTGCATGAAGCTATCGCCTTCAACGGCGTGGAGCGTGGAATTCAGGGCATCCAGCAGGGCATCTGCGACAGCACGTTTGCTCTGAACAACACCATGACCAATGGCTTCCACGGGGTAGATACGGCTATCTGCAATCTGGGCTATCAGACTCAAACCGGTTTTAACTCTCTGGGCGCACAGCTGGCGCAGTGCTGCTGCGATACCCAAACTGCCATTCAGGGAGTCCGGTATGATATGGCTACTCAGGCCTGCGATACCCGCAATACCATCCAGAATACCACCCGTGATATCCTGGAAAACAACAATGCCAACACGCGCGCGATTTTGGACTACCTTTGCCAGGACAAGATTTCTAGCCTCCAGGCAGAGAATCAGTCCCTGAAGCTGGCGGCCTCCCAGGCGGCCCAGAACGCCTTTATTACAGCAAATCAGGAAGCGCAGACTGCGGAACTCATTCGGCGTATCAACCCCATGCCTGTGCCTGCCTACCAGGTGCCCGCGCCTTATCCCTACTGTGGGACCTATAATGGCTGCGGCTGTGGCTGCTAATCAGTAAGAACCACTTACATCTTCCGGCTTTGCCGTGACTATTTCGGGGCGGCAGGCTGAACGTCTGCTGCCCCTGATTTTTGGAGGAGTAATATGTCTTGTAAACCTGTATGCAAACTGTGTGACCGTCTGGTGATCTCTCAGGCTGTCACCTTTACCGGTGGAAATCTGGAGATCAACCTTCCCGCTGGCGCCTATAACAACGGAGAGAAATACTGTATCGTTGTTTCACAGGCCATTCCGGACACTGCTACCATTAATGCTCCGGTGTACATCACCATCGGCACAGGAACTACCCTTTATCCACTGACCAAGCGTACCTGTGCTCAGGTTAATGCATGTGGAATCCGTACACGCACCCGCTACTCTGTCTGTGTAGTAACGACGCCAACCGGTGGCTCGTTCCGTATGCTGGGCCAGCCTTGCTGCTCCCCCAGCAACAATCTTGCCAGCATCGACGGTGGTACCGCACCAGCACCTACGGCGTAAGGAGGCAGCAGAATGAAAAAATCTACACGAATGATGTTGATGTCCGGAAGCCGCAGAAACTATGATGTGGAAGATCGTGGGTATCGCCGTTACTCTGATGGCCGCTTTGCACCTCGCAATGAAAGCGACATGTGGGTGGAGGATAAGTTCCGTGACCGTCGTGGCCGCGAGCACTACGATAATGGCCGGTATGCTCCCATGAGTTATTACGACGAACACTTGCACGGAAACTATGGCGGCCCAGAGTCCCACTACCACATGACCCCCTATGTGCCTCCGGTCTATCAGGATGGCTCCATGCGCCACTATGATCGGGACTACTCTCTGCGACCCATGAATAAGATTGGCTTTTCCATGGAGGGGGAGATGAACAAAATCCCGCCTGAGTTCAGCCACGATTATCGTGGTGACGAGATGGCGTACCGTCGCGGAGGCGAGCGCATGAGCGGCTATGGCTACGGTTCTGGTGTTGCTCCGTTTAGCAGAGAAATGGCTGAGGAGTGGACCCGGGAAATGAAGAACGAGGACGGCACTACCGGCCCTCACTGGACGATGGAACAAACCAACCAGATCATGACGCAGAGGGGAATCAACTGCGACCCTGCGGAGTTCTACGCTGCTATGAACATGGTCTATTCCGATTACAGCAAGGTTGCTAAGAAGCTCAATGTCAGTAACATCGACTTCTATGCCGAAATTGCGAAAGCGTTTCTGGATGACCAGGACGCCGCTCCCGACAAGCTTGCTCGGTACTATGAGTTTGTCGTGAAGCACTGATGATAGTCCCCGCTCTCTCATGAGGGCGGGGATTATATTACATAATATTACTGCAACTACA